CGGCCCGGGTCTCGACTGGGACATGATGGCATGGGTGGGACCGGCGATGCAAGAGCAAATGTTGGGGGCCGGGAGTATCAATGGTTAATGGTGCCCCCGGTGCTACGCACATTCGTCTCGAATTTCCTCGTCCCAGACATTCGATGGCACACGCCCTTCGGAGATGCAAACATCCAGAACCTTGACCGCTCGTTCAAGTGTAAAGTTGGCTGGCTGATCAGAGTACCCAAATGGGCAGAACAAATCCTCGCCCTCTGCCTCATGCAGACCAAGCAAGTTCTTCGCATGAGATAGGATTAGAACAGACTCATCTCGAATTAGCTCCCTTCCATTCGGCTCGAGCAATACTGTTGAGCCTGCAAGGCAGGCCACAGTGCCACAGTTGTAGCCGGAATAATCTTCCAGTTGTCTCGCCTCCACATCAGTGGCATACTCCGTACACATATTAAACCCAACGCCCTGCCTCGCAAGCAGGCCTGTTGCAAGGGCCTCCCGGAGCGCTTTTACTTTCTCGACATTCATTTCTGTCTCTTTATTTCTGGATGTGGATCGTACAGGTATTGGCCGTTCACAAAGAAACTCTCCTTCAACTCATGCTCTAGCACCCTCATCAACTGCCGAAACACGAGCCTCGCTACTTCATTTGGTCTTTCGATAAACCACTCTACTTCTTCTTTTGTAAGAGCATCGTCAACTGTGATGTTTACAAATTCCTTCCCATCCTTCTCTGGCCGAGCATTTTTCGAAAGACACTTAATCCTCAAAGCTGGACGGCCAAATTGAGGAGACTCAAATCTGTCCTCACAAATAAATTCTATCTTTGGATCGAAGGCCCACTTGATGGGATCTCCAATCTCGACAAGCGCGAGCATCGAATTGAGACGTTCGACGAGGTCAGTTGTGCGAAGCATCAGAGCCCATCAAGGTCTTCCACATCCACATCCCCCGCCGCAACCAGCACCTTCGTCACGACCTGCCGACCCTCCCGTCGTCCCTCGCTCCAGACCGCAGAGTTCGGCTCTATCTCTTTCCACCAGCGCCAGAGCGCCTCTTCCGGCCCGTCGTGCCAGTCGATCAACAGCTTCGCCACATCTGTTAAGCTCAGGGCAGGGGTCTCGACCCAGTGGGCACTCTGTGGCCCCCTCGGGGCCATGACTCGGGCCACGAACCTCTGAGGTTCGTTCGCGATCTCGACCACGACATCAGGCAGAACGACGAAGCACTTCATCCAACAGGGTCTCTCGCCCATGAGTCTACGAGATGGGTCCCTAAAGGGCACCGGCATCAGAGATGCTCCTTGGCCCACGACAGGCCACGCTTAACTCCCGCCATGTAGCCTGAGATAAAAACCGTCTCGAAGATCTTCATATATGCCTCGGCCTCACCAGTCGTCACGAGGAATTTCTTAAACTCCTCCCGAGAGTTCTCGAGTTCGTCCTCACCCATTGATGACATCTGCGGCATCTTTAGTCTCCCTTTTTCATCTCATTGAGCGAGGCCAACACCAGCACATCCCTCGTCCGGGTCTCGCAGACGTAGCGAAGATTAGACTCTTGGCGCTTCGCGATAGCTGTAGTTGCCCAACGGCTCGGGATGCGCCACCAATCGAGGTGCACTACGAGGTCCCACTCCGCGCCCTTCGCCCGGTGTATGGAGGCGAGCGTGACTCGCCCCTCAGTCTTTGCGAAGAGTGCCTCGAGCCCCTGAGTGAGTTGCTTGACGGTCGCTGCCTGGGCGCCCTCGATGGCACAGCGAATGGCCTCGGCCTTGTCGTAGATTTGTTCGACCTTGTTCGACTGATCGTTGGCGAGCGCGAGAGCAACCTGCGTGTCGGTCCACTCCGTGAGTCTCCCCACGAGAGTCTCGCACGAGACGTTATCATCCGGGCAGAGCTTGTGAATGAGGCCCACGACGCCCTTCAGGATGTCCCGCCCAAGGACATGACAGGGGATATTCCGACGTAAGAGTCGGAAGGCCAGCCCAATAAGCGGGCCGTTATTCCTGCAAAGGACCGCAAGCGACCCACCAACCGGCCTGAGGGCCTCGACCTCTGCCCAGGTCCACCCCGCACCAAACTCCACGTCTTCTGGCGAGAACGACCACTGTGCGAAGCGCCCCTGCCGATTGCCCTCAAACGCCCGAAAGCCTGGGGCATGTGCCTGCTGGCGACCCACGACCAACTTCGGGCACCGAAAGGTCATCGTCAGCGGTAGATGGACCCAGTTCTCCCTCAGCGTCTGCGCTGTGGTCATGGCCTCGCCATCCGCCCCACGGAAGGCGTAGACGCTTTGTTTTTCGTCGCCCACAGACATCAGCCGAGCATCTGGCCGGAGCGCCTTTCGGAGCATCACGAAGTTCAGCGGTGCGAAGTCTTGCGTCTCGTCAGTGAGAATAACCGGATATTTCGGAAAGAGCCCCCCAAGCATTGCACTACAGTAGACTTGGTCGTCGAACGAGATAATACCCTGTCTTGCAAGCTCAATGTCCTTTTCGAGAATCTCTCGGGCGAGTTCCCACAAGAAGCTCGTGTCGTCGTCATCGAGGCCAATATCGGCACCGATGGCGAGCCAGCCATCCGCATCATCCGCTACGAGTCCTGGCAAGCCAGTAGACGCAGGAACCAGCCCTTGGGTCATGGCCCGCTGTACGAGCGCCCGAAGCGCTGCCCACTGCTCCTCTGCAAGATCAACCTGCCGGTCTTTGCAGACGAGTGAGATGAGTTTCGAGAGCTTCCTATCGTCGATCTCGAACTTGTTGACTCGGGGATTGCCCCTGGCCCAGGCCAGATGCCCGAGGCCATTGAGCGTTCGAACGACGAAGTTCCCCGCGAAGCGCGGCTTCAGATCCTCGGCGTTGCGCTTATTAAACGCCAGTGCCAGGGCCGGGACCTTTATGTTGCGGGCCGCGAGTGTGAGGGTAGTCGTCTTCGCGCAGCCTGCGTATGCAGGTACAAGAATCGACTCACTTCGCGTCTTGGCAGCGTCGGCGATCGCCAGTTGCTCGTCTGTCGGATCAACCGCCACTTCTCACCTCGCCCTTCTCGATTGCAATCTGCACCTCTAAACTTACGAGATGATCCTCAAGAGCTTCCCAAAGTCCTGCTGGATCAGCGACAAACCGTTCAAAGATTGTCCCTGCTGCGAGCGAACTCAAACTCGAGTAACATTCCTTTTCACTCAGCCACTGGCACTTATCACAGGGGCTATCGTACTCGCTCAGCCTGATATGCGAGTGAAACGAGAGATCGCCAAGTCCAGTAAACGAGCTCTCATCATCTCTTCTATTCCGCCTGAGCCGGAAGGGGAACATCCAGCGCAAAGCAACAGCGGCCTCCCCATTTCTGCTCACGACAAACCACCAGTCCGTGCCGTGTTGACCGTAGTTTCGCCCTGGCACACCTGAGGTCATATCATGGGCCGCTGTTACAAACAACTGACGGAGTATCCCTCCCGGGCGTTTCTCGGAGAACAACTCCGCAGACTTAATCCCCAGTTCGTCCTTGGTGGTCATGCCCGAAGTCTCCATCTTGGCCTTGGCATCAGCAGCCAATCTTTCGAGTCAAGATGACTCAAACAGATCGTCGAGGTCGCGACGAGCGAAAGCGTCCGGCCCTCGGCCCTATCGAGGACCATCGCGACCATCCACTCCGTCCCTGCCATTGGATGCTTAATCCGATCGCCCTCCCGCAGAGAGGCAAACTGCTCAGGTGTCACGAGTTGTCCTCCCCGTCCGAAACAGGGGGCTCGGCCTCATCCTCGACACTCACGATCACCATCGGCTCGCCCTTGTCGCTGAAGCCGAGCCTCGCCGTCCAGTCCGGCCCACGCGATAGCACATCGCTGATGATTGTGTTCGGCGTCCAAGCCCCAAGTTTCTTGTTCGTCGCCGAGATGAGATACCCAAGATGGAGGGGCTCCGTCGCGAGCAGAAGTTCGTCCCAGTCCGCGCCCATCAAGAGACACTTCTCTCGTAAGTCGTCCTGTTGGCTGGCTGGAACCGCCTCGGCCCTGACGAGGACCTTGATGGCGTACTCGTCGTACTGATTCTCGGGCTCTGGCTCGAGCGTCAGCTCTGCCCCCGCCGGGAGGCTCTCAATAACGGCCTTGGCTGGAGGCCGGAAGTGTGCGCCGACGAGGAGGCTCATATAATTCGTCGTCATCAGCTTTGCCCTTTGATGAGTTTACCAAACTTCTCTCTATGGTCCGCGATAGCTAGCAGAATTGGTCCGTCCACTCCGGCCTCTGCTGGTAGCCAGACCGACAAGATCGCCACCGCTTTGATGGCTTGGCTGAGTGCGGCTCGAATTTCATCCACGTCGCAGGTTGCAAGGGCCTGCACTGCAGGAAGGTAAAACTCTTTCCCCCACTTTGCTGCGAGCTTCTTATCACCCACAAGATCGTCCGTCAGGGCAAGCTTACAAACCTCGGTCTCAATAACTTCGAGCCTGGCTTGTAGGAGCCTCTTAGCCTGTTGTATGTGTGGGGAGTTCATGTCGATATCGGTGTCCATCTCTTGGTGCCTCGAAATAGCGCCCTGCTTTATCCAGCCTTCAGGCAGAGCAATTATTGGGGTGCGAAGGCAGACGCAGAGCTGCCTGACTGGCCCAATCCTCTTCAGCCCTCGGGGGCGCCCTCGTAGAGAACTTGCTCCCCACTATCGACATCGACATCGCCATAGTCTGGGAGAAGCGCCACATAGGCCTTACTCGGGTGCATCACCACTACACTGGGACAGATGTCCAGATCGACTCCCTCGACCTCTCCGAGGATTTTGACCTCGTTAGCTGGGGGGCACTTCTTGAGGACCTCGATCAAATCACTCACCTTCATTTTTGCTCTCCTCGATTTGCCCCACAGAGGGGGCGTTGCTACGGCCACCTTGTGGCCGAATTTCGTTTCCAGTCCCACGAACGGCCACGATACTGAATCGACAAACGACCGAGTCTCATTCCGCCCCTCCGCGCGCTTTCGTGTGGGGTAGCGATTGCACGACACAGCGTGCGCCACACCGTTGGCACCAGGAGCATCGTATCGCCGTCCGGGTAGCAAACCTTCATGTGGTGCCATCCCATTCGATGCGCTAATTTCATCAACGGCCGATATGCCCAGCCGTAGAACAGGATGTAGCGAATATCGCTTAGAATGCCATCGCTATCGCGCAACAATCTCATTCCTTCCCTCCCGTCTCGGGCTGTCGGGCGGAGCGGATTTGCTCAGCTATCTCGTAACCAGCTAACTTCGCGGCACGCAGTTCATCAGGGGTCATTTCACGGTCGCTACCTTCTAAGATTATCGCCACCGTTTCTGCCCAGCGCATTGCAATCTTCGCGCACTCTTCCCTGATCCCCTCCACCTGTGCGGTGAGTGTGGCAATGGTGGATTGGTAGCCCGCTATAATCTCGTGTTGGACGACAGCGCGTTTGGCGGCATTCTCAACCTCCCGCTCAAGAACAGGATTGCCAAGCGTTTTCAACGCATCCTTTGCTTTCGCAATTTCAGCGGCGCGGTCTTTCGGGTCTTTAATTGCCTCCGCCCGTATCTCGACCAACTTCCATTGCAGAAAGAGGCGTTTGCGCTGCTCAACCTCATAGTCGTTTCGCAGCAGCGCGTTTGTCGCCTCGGCTTCTGCGAGGGATGCGCGTAGCCTACGGATCGCAACGACGGCCGCGTGTTCGGTTTGCCAGCCAGCGATATCACCTTCGTTTCCGAGCGCCATTTCCTCGTTGCAAAACAGGCTCACCAACTCTTGCTTTGCAGCGTCCCGCTCTGCGAGGGCCGCGGAGAGGCGGGTGATGTGGGCGAGGAGCGTGGCGCGGTCCGTATGACGGGCAGCCACGCGATCCATGTCGTGGAACCCTTCCCATCCGTTTATGCGCGCTTTTTCATCCCGCTCATGCCGCTCGCGTATCTCCCCCACATCGCCGGGCGAGCGGGGGGTGGGCGGTGCGACAGGATTCGAACCTGCATGATGGACGGGGTTTAAGCCCTCCGCGTTTACCGTTTCGCCACGCACCGATGTTTCGATCAGAGGTCTAACAGCCTCGATGATTTTGCCAACTGTCACGTCGGGGCCGAAACCTGCTCGCGTACATTCCAGCATGGCCCGCTCGCCAGCGGCCTGCATCTCGCCCGCAGCCTCTACCGCCTTCGGGTTCGGGGAGGTCATGGGGATACTCCGTAACCAATGTATCCGCGCCGCTCAATTTCATCTTCCACTTCTTGCTCACGCTCATAGTCGCGTGGCCAGAGTTGGTTTAACCGGAACTGTTCCCATTCAAGTTCGCGCTGTGTGAAATTTCGTAGCGAGAAGTTTTGAAGATCGCGGGCCATCATCGTTCTCCTGCCGTGTGGGGATGGGTGGAAATCAGCGCACGGATGAGGGCGAGCGCTCTGTGATAGAAGGCACGCTCTATGCTATTCGCGCGGTAGCATCCTGTATCGGGTGAGCCGCCACACTCTTTGCACTTTCCTTCGTCGTCGGTATTTCGTAGTGGAAATCCGGCAGCGCAAACACTCGGCCTTGATCCAGCTTTATTGTGCGCATCTACTTCGGCAAGAAGCGCCCCGGCCTCTTCCATCCGCTTCTCAAGCTCGCGCAGGGGCAGGGCCATCAGATAATCTCCACGTAAGATCGTTGTCCCTCGGGCGTTCCTGGCCAGACTCGGCCGTGTCGGTGGACTGGCAGGACGTTCGCGTTGGCGGCCAAGTAGGCCCCGAGATACTCCGGCACCGGCCCCGCTCCCTGCGCGTAGCTTCCTGTAATGAGCACCCCCAAATTGGCTTGGCGGGCAAATATCTGCTGTTCCATCGTCCCCAGGCCGTGGTTGTACTCAATCTCAACTACGGTGCCATCTTGGAGATTGACAACCGCAATGAAGTTCACTGTTATGAGGTTCTGCCCAATGAGTTGGCCCGGGAACGACGACTGCTGCATATCCATCACCGCGTATGCACTCACCGGCAGCGTCCACTTTATTGCCCCAACGAGGGGGTCGAATTTGACCAGATACTGCTGATTGGGCACCGCATCGTTTGTCTGAAAGAAACAGAGCACCCTTCCGTCTGCCGAGTCATACCCTGGGCCATTAAAATCGCCAAAGGTCGTCCAGAGAGGATCAATATCTGTGGGCACGATTGTCCTGACTGTTCGGCGCGAGATGCCACTCGACGCATCATACTCGTAGAGTGAGAGCGCCGCCCCCGACGGAAACGTCCCATAGCCGATGGCGTAGAAGAGACACTGATTGCCGTTGACTCCCGGGCCGAGCCTCGCATGGGCCTCCGTCACGTTCGCGACATAAACGAGGTTCATCACCCCTCCCTCCGTCACATCGACGGCGCAGACTTCCGCGAGGACGATTGCGGCCGAGAACAGAAGGCTCTGATTGAGGTTCCACACCGGCAGGAATTGCCTTGAGGCCACGATCTGTACGGGCGGACCAATCGAACTCGGTAGCAACGACGCCGACGAGATCCCATATACTTCGCTCTGAACAAGCGTCGTCCCATTTATCCTCGAGATTGGCCGAGAGTTGCTGGTTCCGAGATCCGCGAACAGCTCGCTCGTGTTCGGATGGTAGCACATCGTATTCGACAAGACATCTCCGAGGCCCATCGCAGACTCAAGCTGCTGCTGCGTCTCGGTCCCGGTCGTTCCGACTGTGAAGCGCTTGAGCCCATCAGCCCCGCCTCCCGAGACACTGAGTTCGACGAGAAACACTTCGTCCGAGTCGGGCTTGTATACCATATAGCCCCCGAAAGGATTATACCCAACTGGCCCTGCCGCCCCCACGACTCCCAAAAGTCCTCCCGGCATCACTTATCCTCCCTTTTCTCTCGTCCACTCTTGTTGCCCGGTCTTGCCGGGGAGCCAACTGTATCGAAAGGCTTTGCAGCGCGCGCAGAGCGCGTCATGCGGAGCGCCGAGCGTTGCCCTGGCCCATTGATGGCCAAACAGGAGGCACCAGATGCGTCTCATCGCATCCTCGCCAATGCCTCGATGAGCAAATCCCTGCCAACTGGCGAGACTATTATAACAGTCCCGACTTCAAGACCCTGTATCACTTCGCTCCGATCTTCAGTCCACACATACCGACGATCCAGAGGATTGATCCCATGATCGTAAGCGAATGCAAGCCACGTCTTCCGAGAGCCAAGGACGATTGTTGTAATCACGGCTGCCTCACTTCACTCCAGACCGCATCCAAGAAAGAACTCAGACCATCCAGCTGGTCCCAGTTGAGCTTCTCAAGCCATTGCGGCGTGAAGTTACCAAACCCGATCTCCTCCGCAATGACCTTGAACGACTCTCTACAGTCATTTACAAGATCACCTCTCGTCGCGTCGTTGGCCATCTGCTGGTGCCTCGTTGTTGACTGTTGGAAGGTGACAGCCCCCTCTTCGGCTTGGGGCATTAAAGAGGGGGCTGCCTTTGCGGAGACTTTCTACTCCGGGAGGTTGGTCTCCGCAGACCTCGGACGGCGTCGTTCCATCCACTTCTCATAGTTCTCTTTCGAGCCGTATGAGCCGATTGGCATGTGGTTATAGACAAACCGTCCGTAGTTCATAAATGCGTGCTGATTTGTCAAATCAGCTCGGTTGCACATCTCGAGGAAGTCGTTCGTGAGAACGGCCTTGAGGAAGTGCCCGGGAGGAGTGCCTCGATAGTAGTAGTCCCGAAGCCCCTGCCGCATGTAGTCTGGGATGAGTGTCTTAAGCCCATCCTCGAAGTTGTTGTCCAAGACTGGGTCAGATGTCATCGCCATTTCAGTCTCCTTCTTCGCGAAGCGCTCAGGCTGCGAGATCGAGAAGCTCTCCCGCCTTCGTCTCAAGCGCGACTCGATCGTCTTGCCACTTGATCCGCTTCGCATAGGCCGTGACGGCCGTGGCCGCGTCCCACAGCGTCTCCACCGGATGGCCCTCTTCTTCCATGCTCACATCTTGCAACATCGCTGGCATTCGCTTCCCGAAGCGCTTCGCGAGAAAATCCTCGACATCGTCGATCCTCGCTTTCCGAGCGTTCTCAATCGCCAGAACGATATTGTGCGTCCCGCTCGTGTGCATGGCCTGCAGCGCAGGTTGCACCTCGTCCAACCACCGAACGGGCGCTCCTGGCGTGTGGCGGATTTTCACCTGCTTGTATTGTTTCGCTCCCCACACGATGCGATTACAGCACGCATAGTCGAAGAGAAACGTCGAGATACCCAGCGTAGCCGATCCAACCTCGCTGTTCCAGACAAAGAACCCTCTCGCAAGACTGCCTTCGTTCCCACCCCGTCTCTCCGGGAGGATAACTCTGTTCGTCTCGTCGGCGAGGAAGACAAACATGTCTCGATCCCCCGCGAAGAGCGTGGTGTTGTCCTTATCCACCGTGATGGCCTTGCCAAACTCTCCCGGCACTCGCCAGTCGCTGTCGGTAGTCCCATTCCCGAACCTCTCCACCAGGCCCTCGCAGATTTCCGCATTCCACACTCGACCATAGCGTGGGCCGGTCAGCGCTCTGGCTTCGGTCGAGCCATTTCGCTGCAATAGCACCCCAACATCCTCGACATTGCGCTTAAACTGCAGGCCGTAGTTGACGCAGTCCGCGACGATCGGACTCGGCAGAGTCCGCATATACCCCGCCGGAGCTTCCGCCAGCCCACAGAGCTGCCCAAAGGCCCAGTTCGTCGGCGATGCCGTTGCACCGGAGGGACCCTGCAGCAGCAGCCCCTTATTATCTTCGGCTGGGAGCGCATGAAGTCGTCTCGACGCTACGACAGTCTCTCGGCTGGCCAGCTTGGCCGCCACGAAATGGTTGTGCATGTCGATCAGAGAGGTAAAACGCTCATCTGCGGGTCGGGAGGCCCATTGCTGGTGGGCTTGCATCAGTTCACTCATCGTAGTGTCTCCTTCTGGGTCGGCGAGCTTCTAACTCGCTACTGCCCGTTGGTTTGCAGCGTCGAATGATCGCTGCGGGCCGAGCACGTACTTCTCATGCTCGGGCCGCAAATATCACCTCTTGCCTTGTTGATCGACTCGTTGACCGTGTTCCCAGACCCCCGGAATGTCTCCAACCTTCTCTCCAGTCTCTCTATCAACAAAGACACCTCCGACGAAATCGAACTTGCCCCACGCTAAGTCCGGCCGGAGGGCGTCCGAGACTTCGACTGCCCAGTGTGGCACCATCGGCACAACCGCCATCGGCACCAGATAAAAATAGTATTCCGGCTTACCAAGTTGCTTCCTTCTGAAGACCCTGTGTATGCCGTCGATAATGAGATGCGACCTGTCGAAGTTCCCATTCACTCCCTCCGGCACCTCGACCACAATCGCCGGGTCGATCAACTGCTCTCCCGTCAGGCTCGCCGCGCGCTCTTGGCAGATGTCTCTCGACTTGAAGATGTAGTCCCAGGCATCAACCTGAATCCCATCCACCATTCTCGTCTCGGCAAATCTCGCTGCCCTCTGTGGAAACAGCTCTGGATAGGTCGCGATCAATTTTCTCGTCTCCGAGACATTGAAATGTCCAAGGGACTCGTGAGAGAAGATTTCCATCACTTCCCCTCGGGCAACCATCTCGGCAGACTCAATCTTGCTCACCATCGTCTCAGAGCCCCAACTCTTCTGCGCTGCGCGGCTTCCGGCCATGCTGAACCACTACAATTGTCGGAACCCTCTTGGCCTTCGCCTTCTTCGGCAGCCCACTCTCCTTCGGCTTCAGCCTCCGCACCGTCACATCACCCCCCGCGACGAGAAATTCATTCCGTCGCCTCGAAGAGATGCCTGTGGCAATGCGCCCTTCGGCGATGCACCACCTGCAGCCCTCCTTCGGCCAGGTCTGATGCCTCTCCCAGTGATCGACCTGCCTCTGCGTCGGCGCACCATCGAGGCCAATCTCGACCGCCGAGGTCAACTGGTTGGTCAAAATTCGCAAGAGGGTCTGTTCGGCCTCGCCCGAGCGCATATGGACCTGCCGCCGTGTTGCCTGTATTCCCGGAAGCTCCGCCACAAGTTTGCCCTGCGGATCGAGCGTCACGATCACCTGTGGTACGCCGGTCATAGCTGCCCTCACTCAGTGAGAGATGACGTGAAGAAAGAAGCCAACGGCAAGCCAGATGCCGAAGGCAACGGCTGCGGGCCAAGCCAACGCAGTAATAATCGTATCTGCCACGGTCATCTCCTAAAGTGTTGTGCGCGTTGCGCGCTATTGCTTCGTCGAGTCGTCGCTCACGGCGACCTGCACGTTTTGCCAGACCTCTTCGAGGGCCTGAAAGAACCTCGCCTTACACAGGTCCTCCTGGACGACCGAGTTGATGGCCATAGCCTTTACAAAGGTCACGAGATCGACCATCATGCCCTCGATGTCCACGACGACTCCCGGCCGACCATCTGGCGAGGCCTGCGTGTAGGCATTTATGCGCTCGCCCATCATAGGCCCAACTCCGTTGCAGACTTTTGGGCGGCCTTGTCGCCTGTCGTTGCCCGGAGTAGCTGCATCGCCGCCTGCCGCCGCAGCGTATGCCAGGTCTGGCGACAGCCAGTTTGACAGAAGCGTTTGTGCGGGGCGTCTGCTGGCGGGACAAATTCCCTCCCACACTGGTCACAGCGTTTACTCATCATTTGCACTCCTACAGTCCCAGTTCGTCTGCCGATGGCAGGTGCACGAGCGCAACCGGGATCTCTCTCCCATAGCAGCGGTTGAATGACATCTGCTGAAGGCCATCGACTTGGCCCTTGCTGACATACACCCGAGTTGCCTTCGTCGTGACCTGCCACAACCGACCGTACTCATAGTACCAGTCACCGTCCCACGAGTCATCGTATTTCAGACCTAGGAGGGCGTCTTCAACGCCTGCCGCGAATGCTTTCGACCGCATAATGGTGTTGGTTGTGGTATTTGCTGTAAGCGTATTGCCTCGGCTCATCGTCGTGCCCCCAGTCTGGAGCGCTTCGCACTCCCACACTGATCACATCGTTTCATTGAAATCTCCTACTCTTGAACACAAGCCCGATCCATCTTCTCGCCCACACATCTTTCCTCACAGCATCGAGTACGATCTCTGCTGCTTTCTGAGCCGAATGGCCTTGCCGAACGAGCAGGCGATAAATCTGCCGATGCCTCATTGTTGTTGCCCTCGGTGGCATGGGGAAGGGTGCCAGATCGGGCTGTGCGAGGACAGGCGAGAAAGTCAGCGCCTGAAATGGGAGAGACTGAGTCATGGCGCATTGTGGCATATGGCGATGGCCGTGTCAATGCCCTCGCACCAAATCTGCCCACTTTTCTCACATTTCTCGATCACTTTATATTTCGAGCGGGCGAAGCCCGATCAGTCGTCGCCGATGTCTGGGGCTTGTGGAATGGTCGGATCATCGAGGTCGGCCGCAATATCCTCGGCCATGTCGCCAGTGAGTGGTGGAATGGTCGCCCCACTTGGGGGACTCGCGGCAACGAGTCGGTCGATCTCTGCAATGGCCTCGGGCGAGAGCCGACTCGCCGCTTCGATCAGTTCGGGGGGCTTGCCCCCTGCTTGCAAGCTACGCTGTTGGTAGTCATTTCTCGGGCGGACATTCCCTGTGGCTTGCAATATCGACTCATCTCTCCGCATGGCGGTGTGTGAGAGTGATTTTGGGGCTGTGTCGAAAATCCCCTTCGGTTTGCCATCAGCGAGGCGCTTGCGCGCGAGTCTGCCCCGTTCACGCTCATTCCGCTTTGCAGCCTTCAACCAATGGCGGCTTTCGAGGGCAAGAGTGGTCTGAGAGTCTGCCTTGTTGTTGAGAAGTCCCGACTCGCTTGCCGCGAGTGTAGAGATAGCCATCATGGCCTCGGCTGAAGTAATGGCCCCGGAGTTGATCCGGCTGGTTTGATCGTTGACGAAGTCGAGGACAGAGTGCAGAGCCTGCTGGTAGTCGAGTCCCGCGTTCGTCAGGGCGATCATTCGCTCTTGGGAGATTGGCATCCGAAATTTCCTTCTCTAAGGTGTTGCTCTATTTGTATCCTGACTACAGAGGCCCAGATGCTTTTGACGGTAAAGCCGCATGTGCAGGCCATGCAGTAACGCGGCTCGGGAATTTGCTCGATCCAGGGCGTCCTCGGTCGATGATGCAGAATGAGTGGCTGAGTCATTTCCGAAGGCAGGCTCCTCTGTCTTTGGTGGCTGGCTATCGGTAGGTATAGATGGTTGATGGTGGGCCGGGTGACGTTGGGGCGATTATATGCCGTGATTGTGGGGCTCCAGCAATGGGGGTCCATTTGTGACCGTGGACGGCGTGCCCTCCGGTGACACTCTCGGCTCAGTAGGGCGGATGGTAGGGCAGGGGGGTGCCGTCAGGGGGCAGTCTTAAAAAAAAAATAAAATTTATATAATAAAAGAACTGGACTACTGGCACGCCTGCCCCATGGTCGGCATCCAGTGTGGCGGAGTGGGTGGTGGAGGGGTGCCGTCCCGGTCGCAACATATGGGGACCGACATATGGGGGCCGACATCCGCAGCTCTGCGGTCAACTGGCCCCCGACATTTGGCCCGTCCCATTCGTTACCGACTCCCGACAGATTTCGAGATTCCATACCACTACCACTAGCAACTCTATCGAGTGACCTCGGGCGTTGGGGCAGATGGTAGTCGAAGGGTTCAGGTGGGCGCTTGCGACTGGGCCGGATCGGCCCCAACTCGGCATGGTTAACATCCGCCGCCCGTTGGCCGGTAACATTTCGTGATTGGACTGGCCAACAAAAATTGACCGGGACCGTTGCAATCAGCCGTTGATGCGCGTACATTTGTTGGATCGGAACGGCATTGGGTCGTTCCACAACGGAGTCATCACCATGCAGTTCACATACGAATACGCTGGCAATGCCATCGACTTTTCGATGGTTCCCCAGCCGTCCATCGAAAGTCTTCTGGCCAAAGGCGTGACCCACTTCTTGGGTAATGAGCAGGCGTCGAAGGTTACAGCGTGGAAGCAGAGCACGACTGCGGCACGCGAGGCCGAGGCCAAGAAGAACGGAACCGAGGCGGTCGCGTTGACCGAGGCGGAAATCGAGGCCAAGAAGGACGAACTGGTCGCGAAAGCCCTTGCCGCGATTTATGAGGGCGAGATCGGTTCGGGACGCGGTCCGCGCCTTGACCCAATTGAACGCGAGTTCAACTCGATGGTGGACGCGCACATTGCGAACACCCTCGCGGGCAACGGCATTAAGTTCCCGAAGGGTCGCAAACTGCCGACCGAGGACGAGGTCGTTCAATTCGCGAATGGCCAGACGCGCACGTTGGAACAGATGCGCGAGAACGTCACCAAGACGCACGGCGACCGGCTGCGTAAGGACGCCGAGAAGCGTGTGAAGGACTTGGCTGCGAAGGCCGAAAAGGCAAAGGCCGAGGCCGAGAAGTTGGCCAAGGCTGGTCCGGTTTCGGCGGATCAACTCGGCCTCTAACGTCAGGTCAAATGAATGCAGAGCAGGCGCCTCGCAAGGGCGCCTGTTTTGTTTCACGTGAAACATTCCCGCGCTATGACCAGTGGAACCGCCCGGGTCCCGGGACCGACTGCGACCATCCTGGGCAGGCCGGGGGGACTGGCCTGAAAGGATCTCTTTTTGGGTACGTCTCAACTCTCCTTCCCATTTTTTGCCAAAACACCCTGGCCACCTCTCTCTTCCTTCTCTTCCTTGCCCACAAGCAGTAGCTGTGCGAAGCGTCCCCGGCCCACGCCATCGCCGCAGCCGCCCCAGCCCTCCTTGCGCCACTCCTCATAATGTGCGCCACTGCAGCCGCATGGTGCGGGTGTGGTCAGTTTGTGCGCCTCGACACGCCCCCTCGCTGGGACTGACCGCACCCCCATGCTCCGCGCCAAACGGCGCGCCTACGAGGCAAGGACATAGATAGGCTGAGATGGTAGTTCGAGCCCTTCGGAACGCGAACCCAGGCAATCTCGACGCGGGCGACCACTGGCAGGGCCTACGGCCCCGCGGGGCGATGACTCCGGCCCAACTCAGCGAGCATCGCTTCGCCGTTTTTGTCTCGCCGAAGTGGGGCTTCAGGGCGCTCGCCACAGTATTGCTGAACTACAGCCATTTGCATGGTCTGAACACCGTCCGAGGCATTATCAGTCGCTGGGCACCATCGAGTGAGAACAACACCGCGGCCTACGTTGAGGACGTTGCCAGAGATCTCGGTGTGGGGGCGGACGCGACGCTCGAGATGCACAATCCGATCGTTCTGGAAAAGTTGGCGAAGGCGATCTCCACTCATGAGTGTGGCGGATGGCACTTCGCCGAGGCCGATCTCGAGGCTGGCGTGGCGCTGGCGCTGAAGGATGGAGAATAAAATGCGACTTCTGAAATGTACAGCATTGGCACTCGCGCTAGCGTTTGGGCCGCTGGCGGGGTGTACTGCCCTGAGCGGGGCGCTTGGGCAGACACAGATACTTCCGGCTGCACCATCTTCTGTAACAAGTGCCGCGCAGACGGCCCTCAATAAGGCCAAGGTGGGAATTACATTCGCTGCGGGTGCTGTGCACACAGCGGGCGACGGGATGAAGTTCGCCGCGAGCGTTGGGCTGCTGAAGGGCTCGAGTGCGGCGGAGGCAAAAATCGCCTACGACACGGGCGTGAGTTGGGTGAATAAGGCCAACGACGCGGCTGTGGCGGCGCAGGCAGCGATCGACGCTGGGATGCACCCGGATTTGCAATCCATCAATGAGGCGATTGCGAAAGCAACCGCCGCAGTTGCCACCATCAAGGGCGTCACGCCAGGCTCGACCTAATCTATCACAGCGGAGAGAAGAGGATGTTTGATTATCTGGGCGCTGCACAGGCAGCCCTCGCACTCGTAAGTGGTGGGATCTCGCTGATCAACCAACTCAAGTCGGGGATGACGGAGGGGGATCGGGCGAAAATTGATGCAGATTTGAAGGCAGCGGTCGATGCTCTCAATCTTCAGCAGCCGGACGTAGACGCGGCGCTCGGCGCCGCGGCGAAGGGATAATCGTCATGGCGACGAGCGTGCCAGTCCTGCCCTTCACAACCGGCTCGACCAGAATGGACAGCATGCTGTTGAGCGTCCTTATTGGGGCCTCCGGCATCGCGACGGGGCTCATTGTGGGCTGGCTGAATGCCCATGGCTTTAGCGATCCGAATTTGACGCTCTTGGTCAGTGGGATGGTGTTCTCGCTGCTGGCAGGGGTGGTTGGTGGGGCGTGGAGCTACTTTAAGCAGAAGCAGGCTCAGGACTCGGTCGTTGAGAGGACGATTGCAGCAGCGACTTCGGGGTCGATCGCACCAGAGATCATCCACGCGGCCAACCCACAGCAGTTGCAGAGGATTGTGACTGCGGGAGTGGCGAAAAGTCCAGAGGCAGAGAAGGCGCTAACGGTGGCCCTCAATAAGGCACAGCTGCCACCGGCGACTGCCGCGGCGTCGGGCTGATGCCACAGGGCGACGAGCCACAAGAACTGCTGGTGGACCTCGACGCGGTCTTTGGCTCTGCCCAAGGTAGGCGCGGGGCGCCGCTCGTGATCGAGGTCGTGAGGGGACTGACGGTAGAGGACGTACCGGCGGTTCTGGCAAGTCAAGCGCGAGCGTCTGGGCAGTCCCTCGTTCGGGTGACGACGGCACATCATCGGCTGGCGCAGCTCATTGCCCAGGGGAAGGATAATACGGAAGTCTCGATGATGACGGGCTATAATCCGGCCTATCTCTCGAGACTCCGAAGCGATCCGTCGTTTGCAGAGTTGGTCTCGACGTATGCGGCTGAGAGGCAGTTGGTGTTCGCGGATGTGCTGCTGCGGATGAAGGACCTGGGACTCTCCTCGCTCGATGAATTGCAGGCTAGGCTTGCGGACGAACCCGAGAAGTGGACCAAGAGAGAACTCATGGACCTGGCCGAACTCTGTCTCCAGCCAACTACTGCGACTGCGATGGCCAAGGGTGGCCAGCCACAGCAGGGGGGCGTGAATATCAATGTCAATTTCGTAGAGGCGCCTCCGCTTCGCGGTGGTCTCGTAGTCGAAGGTGAGGTGCTAAGTGGCTGACCCAATCAAATATCAGAAGTCGCTCGCGCTGCCAGAGCAGAGTATTCCGGTCACGCCAACGACGCCGCTGCCAGTGGCAGTGATCTCGGGAGGGGGAGGTGGAGGACCAGTCACGATTGCGAATGGGGCGGATACGACAGAGGGGACGATTGGCGATACGCAGGCCACTGGCACGGTGGTTGGGTTTTTGAAATCTCTCTTTGTCAATTTCTTTAGCGTGCCTGTTGCTATTGCGGTTGACGGGCAGACCGCAAGCGGTGCTGCTGTGGCCAATCCTCCAGTGACGACGGGTGGCAGGGCGGCGACAACCAATCCTGCGGGCGTGGCGGATGGTCAGGTCGTTAATGCGATGCTGACGAAAACGGGCAAGGTCGTCACGGTTGATGGCGCCCCGAGGGAACTCAAGAAGTCGCAGAAGACGAGCATTAGCAACTCGACTGCCGAGACGACGATTGTGACTGCAGGCGCCGCGGGAGTCTTTAACGACCTCTACGGGCTGATCTTCGCGAACTCTGGCGCTTCGACGACGAAGGTCGATATTCGCGACGCGACGGCAGGAACAATTATCGCGACCTTTGAGGTGCCGACGCTGGAGACGAGAGGGTTTATGGTTCCGGCTGGATCGGGCTTCTCACAGACGACGGCGGCAAATAACTGGACGGCGCAATGTGCGACGGCAACGACAGCGCTTGAAGTGACGGCGCTCTTCGTGCAGTCAACGTAAGGCTGAAGGTTTGTGACGCAAATCTTTCTAACTTCCGGTGCGACGTGGCTGGTTCCTGCTGACTGGAATAGCAGCAATAATACGATTGAATGTATTGGGCCTGGCGGCAATGGCGCTGCTGGTCTTGCAAATACACGTGCTGGTGCTGCCGGTGGTGGTGGAGCATACGCGAAAAAAATAAATGCAGGGTTGTTTCCTGGAACCACTGTAACAGTGCAAATTCCGGCGGCGGGTTCTCAGCTTGCTACTTTTTTAATGGATAACAATTCAAATACGATCGTATCGGCTGATTTTGGTCGTAATGCTGTTGGTATAACATCTGGTGGACAAGGCACGAGTGCAGCATCTATTGGAGATGCTCTTATGGGTGGGGGGCCTGGTGCTGCTGCAAATGCGACTATAAACCGCGGTGGCGGAGGGGGTGGAGGCGCAGCTTCAGGAACTGGAGCAGGGACAGCAAATGGCGCGAGTGCCAATGGCACTGCTGGCGGTGGTGGAGGAGGCGGCTCTCGTGGCACGTCTTCTACCAATGGAGTACAGGGTTCAGCAACGATTGGTGGCGCTGGTGGTAGCGGGCCTGCTGGTACAGGTGGAGGTGCCGGCGGCTCAACAGGTGTACCGGCTTCCAATGGCACGGTGGGAACTGGCGGTGGTGGTGGCGGTGGTGCTCCGTTCATAGGCGATGCCACTGGTGGTAATGGCGCCATAACAACAGCTTTTGACGCTACTCATGGGTCTGGCGGTGGTGGAGGTGGAGGTGGTGGCAATGCGACGGCAGTTGGTGGTGGCGGCAATGGCGGGATTTATGGAGGTGGTGGAGGTGGAGGTGGTTGTAGTGCAACAACTGGTGGTGCTGGTGGCGCTGGTGGTGCTGGCCTAATTGTTATCAATTATACGCCTTCGACCCCTACACCTGGCGACACCTCTCTTATGATGGGAGTTTGATGTGTTTGCCTCACTTCTCGTCGGCCTTGTGATGAACGGTTTGGTGATCGCACCAGGCGCTGCAGTTAATGTTAGTTGGCCCGAGTTGCAGTATTGCGATGAAGGTATAACTACGCAATCCCTGTTGCTCGTCGGCTCCCTTGGAGAACAGGTTACATTTGGTGTCGAAGATTTGGCGGGTGGTATCGGAAATTCGATGATTACCTCGGGTTTTGGTTCTTCTCTTAATGGTCGAAACCTTATTGCAACCGGGGCCGGTCGTTCGGCGCAAAATGCCTGTTGGGATTGGGCGCATGGACAGCACTATAACTGCGATCAGGGAGGTGCCTCTCGCAACGATTGTACGCAAACGGTTGTGAGCTCTTCAGTTCCCGGTATTCTGGCGATCAAACAGTTCGATATGGCAACTTTTGGGGAACCAGGTGAACCGGCGCTTCGTAGCGAGCAGAATTTTACGGAGAGTTTACAGGATCGCACGGCGATGACCGGAGGTGTTCCGAGTATTCAGGTGAACGCAGTTCAAGGGTATCTCGATGTGCCGAGTGCGATTGCTGCATTCTCCACAGATTATAACGCCAGCCTTGCAATTCAGGATGCAGACCTTGTAGCGGCTGGCAATCAGGCGACGAGTGCAGATGATCTTTCGTTTTTTGAGTGGCAGTACACTTTCTATGTAAATGCTGCGGACTTCTCATATATTGGCTATCGCAGCGGAGGCGTCTGGACTTTTGTGCCGAGTAGTGGGACGAATTTCAACTCCAAGGTTGGGGTTCAGAACAAGGGATATAAATTTGTGAGTGGTGCGGTGGCGAACTTGCATAATTTTACCTCCTACGGTGCAGATTTTGACATGTACTGCTTGGCCTCCGCCAATGACATGACTGCGAAGCTGATCTGTGAACACTTTGGAGAGAATGGACCAGACAGCGACTACAATGTAAATCAGAGCCGATTTGCTGATGGCAGCAAAAAGAACTGGCTGATCGATGCTTTTTTCCGTGCTCACAAGGTTCAGGTTCAGAAGGCAGATTGTCTGCCGTCGCAGCTGCAAGGCAGTAAATGTTATCTGGCAACTCTGTCGTTCTTCGATGACACCTCGGCGCTGTTCGCCCCGGTTGTCAACTGGCAAGCAGATACTATGCGCGGGCTGTTGTTGTTCTGCACAAGTCCAGCTCGTTGTGACAGTGGTATTGATTATTGGGAAGCACAGGGCTATACTGGGGATGAACCATGAGGCAGGTGCAACAGCCACTCGTGACAGCAAGGCAACTGGCAAGCAAGCCCTCGTGCATTTCAAACGGACGACCGAGAGGAGTGAAGGCCCTCGGCATTCGATATGAGAGGCTCGTCGCGAGGCATATGCCGTGGGCGCTCCATGGGCCGTGGTATACCTTCCGCGACAGCCGGGGCGAGAGCTTTTGTCAGCCCGATCTGGTCTGGCATCAGGGCGACTTCGTCGTGGTGGCGGAGATTAAGCATACGTGGGTCGAGGAGGCCGAGGCCAAGCTTCGCCTCCTGTATCTGCCGGTGGTCGAGAAGGCGACAGGGAAACGTGCCGTTGGGCTGGTGGTTTGTAAACACTTGGTGCCGCAGGTCAGAGCGGTTTATGGGGACCTGCAGCCCGCGCTGGTGTTTGCACAACAGTCACTGTCACGGATTCCAACGTTTCACTGGCTGGGCAAATCTACCATCCGAGAGCCCCTGCCGGGGCCACGCCCGAGAGTCGTGTCGGCGCTGATGGCGGTACCGGGAGGACTATAATGGCGAAGCTGACGACGAGTGAGCGCAGAGAGATCCCGGCGAGGGAGTTTGGCCTCCCCGCGTCCCGGGGGTATCCGATGCCTGATAAGTCTCACGCCGCGAACGCGAAGGCTAGAGCGACGCAGCAGGTCGCAAAGGGCAACCTCTCGGCAGCGAGTGAGCAGAAGATTGATGCGAAAGCGAATCGCATCCTGGGCAAGCCCGCTTCGCGGGAACATCTCGGGCCGCAGAGGTCCGGTTACGGGCGCTGACGGTCAGCGCAACATCAGCGCCCCATAGGGGCAACAGCAGGAGTGAGTGAGATGGAGAGACTTACTGGCAAGGAAAGCAAGGGGAACAAGATGGACCCTGGGATGGAGGGAGTGAAGGAGAGTGGCCCGAGAGGGGGGCAGCCTCCGAAGACGCCGCCGGGACGTGCTGGTGTTGGCGACGAACGTCGAGCTGACATGCGTGGGGCACAAGAGGGTCAGCCGACCGACCGGAACCCCCTTCATGGTGCCACGAAGGAACTCGAGAGGCAGCACCCGATCAAGTATCACGACCACGGGCCTCACCATGGGACAGATCATCACGTCCGGCACGAGCCCCTTCATGGGCTGAAGACCGAGGCCCATCGGCATCATGCGGAGAAGCACTCGCCCTCCCACCGGGAGAAGTTCGGGCGCTAACCTGCCGACATCGACTGTGTGAGACCCTTGTTTGGCCTCACACAGTCCCTTTTTGGTAAGTAATAGGAGACGAAGATGGCGAAGCGTTTGAACGACACAGCGGCGATTGCTGCGCGGCCCCCGGGGCATGGCGTCAGTCACACGGTCTCGTGCCGGGAGATCGAGAATGGCTACGTGACCGAGGTCTGTGAGAACAACCAAGGCACAGGCAAATACTTGAGGAAAGAGATTTTCTCGAAGAACCCCCCAGATATTCAGCCGCCACGAGTGCGTGCTGTCGAAGGTCGGGCTTCGCTGGGCGACGCTGTGGATTATCTGAAGAGCGAACCTTCGGGCGCATCGCGCTAACCTTCCGGGAACTACAATGAGCTTGGCTGAAGACTCAGGATCGCACCAGCCGTCTGTGCCTCCCACGACGACGCATCAGGAAGATCTGACGACGCTCGGGCAGCGGAAGATCAACCTGATCTGGGAATATACGCAGGCCGCTGTGGCGATTGGGGTGATTGCGCTGACGATGATCGTCGATGGAGGCTCTACGCTGATCTGCCTCGTCACGAACAGGGACCCGACCGTAGCGCAGATGACGGGGGTGAGTTTTGTCAATCTCATCGCCGGGATTGTGATCTCGTTCTACTTCTCCCGTACGAACTACGCTGCGATTGGTGGTATTGGGGCGAAGCCTGAACAAATGTATGAAGGGAGATAAGACATGACAAATCGAACACTTCTCGTGGTAGTCATCCTGATTGTGCTGCTTGGTGGTGGAGGGTGGTGGGGCTACCAGTCCTATGGGCCGAATGGCGTAGGGGGAATCCTTGGCGTCCTGCTGGTGATTCTCTTGATTGTTTGGCTGCTGGGCGGCCTCCGGTGACGACGCCGAGCCTGATTCTGCTCCCGAACGGGCAGCAGCAGTTCTTTGACAACAATGGACTGGTGCTGGCTGGGGGTACGGTCACGACGTACTTGCCCGGGACGAACACTCTGGCGCAGACGTGGCTCGATCCTGCTGGGGCAGCTCCGAATGCGAACCCTCTCACGCTCGACGCCTCTGGCAGGTGCATAATGTGGGGCTCGGGACTCTACCGGCAGGTTGTGAAGGACGCGACTGGTGCGGTGCTGTGGGACACCGAGACGGGTGAGATTCCGCTGCTGACGCAACTCCAGAATGGAACGATCGACGCCTGTTTTTTGTACGATCGAGACGTTGTGTTCAGGTTCGACAACGCAGGGCTGCCGATTGCCCCGGGCGTTCTTGGCGACTTATACACTACGTTCGATGGGACAATCACTGGGTGGGTGCTGCAGGCGGATCAGAATGGCGCGCTCGAGGTCGATCTCTGGCTGCAGCAGTATGCGGATGACTCTCCGCCGACGAATGCGAACAGTATTGTTGCGGCGGCATTTCCAGTGATTTTGGCCGGGAATGAGAGCGCGAGTGGCGGGGATCAGAGTCCAACAGGGGCAAATCCCCTGACGGGGTGGAATACGGCGCTTGCGGCGAAGACTTGGTGGAGAGTAAACTGCAACTCCGCGACGACGATTACGAGATTTACTCTGACGCTGCGCGTCAGTACGCTGGCTCAGGTGCAATTCTCGCCATGATGGGGCAAAAAATGCGACTTCTACGACAGACGGCAGCCCTGGCGGCGATCTGGACCCTCCTGCCAGCGCCTGTGGGGGCGGATCAGGGCAGTTTCACGAATGGAGTGCCGCTGGCGACCTCGGTTGTTGGGACGGAAGAGCTTCCTGCCGATAAGGTCGGGGGAAGTGAGGCCATTTCGGCGGCGCAGCTGGCGGGGTTTGCACAGAGTGGCCAGCTTGATAAATCGAACTGGCTAATCGGCGGCGATGCCGGGACAAATCTTTGGCAGCGAGGCAACGTGGGGCTCGCGGTTACGACGACCCTCACATACGGTGGGCCAGATCGCTGGGCCTATTGGTCCGGGACTGGGACTGAAATGAGAGTAATCCGGACTGGGGCGGTTTTTGGTCACTTTGCGTTCAAAATGGCCAGAACTGCGGCCCAGACGGGCACGAGTCCAGTCTGTATGGAGCAGGAGATCGAGAGCATCAACTCGGTGCAGATGCAGGGCCATACGCTGGAATTTGATTTCAAGGCTTTGACTGGGGCGGATTTCTCGGCCGCGAGTTCGAATATGACGGCCTACATCGTCACTGGGACGGGGCAAGATGAGGGGACCGTGGCGATGGCCAAGGGCCTCAATGGTGGCGGCGGGGGAGGGAGTGGGTGGACGGGGCAGACGAACCTTACGGCTGCGGTGATTGGCCTGGGGGGAGTTAATACGAGTGGCCGCTACGCAGCGGTCGCAAACATTCCGAACACAGCGATGGAGGTAGGTGTTGCGCTCTGCTTTGTGCCTGTTGGCACAGCCGGGGCGAATGACTTTGTGAACTTCTCGTTCGTCCAACTCACCGAGAACGACAGCCTGAGTGCGCTGGCCTCGTCGTCGGTGGGCTATAACTGCAATGCTATCGCCTGCAGCCCAGTGTTTGGTCGGTTCGCCCTTGCGGAGGCCCTCTTACAGTGGCGCTATTACTGGGAGCGGGACGAAGTAACAGGGCCAGATGTTGTTGGGAACTGTCGGAGCCACTCAGTCACCATCGTAGACTGCTTCGTCGGGTGGCCAGTGCCGATGCGGGTCGTCCCGACTATGTCGTATGCGGCAGGGTTTGCGACGGAGACGACAGCAGCAGGCGGGACGCTCGGAGCCTGCTCAGCTCTCGGAACGTCGGCTACTGTAGCAGGGGTGGCCTCGACGACAGGCGTTGGCGTTGGGTGTACGACTGCGACAGCACCGGCGGCGGGCACGGCTGGGCTGCTGTGGGACAATGGTGGAGCGGGGCGAATTAAGGCGAGTGCGGAGTTGTGATGGCACCGGGGACACCATCAATGGTTGATCTTTCTGCGGGCCAGCCTACGTGAACGCTCCCTTCACCCAGGCACAGCAGCAGGCCGCCATACAAGTCGACGCGGACTTCCCGCCGACTCTGCGCTGCCTCTTCGAGCCACGCCGATACAAAGTTCTGTGGGGCGGACGATCGGCGGGGCGCTCGTGGGGCGTCGCCCGCGCGCTGTTGCTGATTGGCGCCAAGAGAAAAATCAGAGTTCTCTGCTGTAGAGAGTTTCAGAAGTCGATTGAGGACTCGGTCTACAAAGTTATCGTAGATCAGATCGAGAAGCTCGGCCTCTCCCAATTTTATGTCGTCCAGGCAAACAAGATCTTCGGCCAGAATGGTACGGAGTTTATGTTCGAGGGGATCAAAAACAACACCAACAAAGTCAAGTCTACCGAGGGCATTGATTACTGCTGGGTGGAAGAGGCTGAGAAAGTCAGTAAGAGTTCGTGGGGCATTCTGATCCCGACTGTCCGAAAAGAGAACTCTGAAATTATAATGACCTTCAACCCGGGGCTCAAGACAGACTATACGTATGTCCGGTGGGTTCTGGATAAAGAGTTGAAGAAGATCGACAAAAACAGAAGCGAGAGTGCTCACTCGATCGTTGTGAAGATGACCTATGCCGATAATCCTTGGCTGCCGAAGGTCATGTATGATGAGATGACTCGCGACAAGGACCGGGACTACGACTTTTATCTCAATGTCTGGGAGGGGAACTGTCTTGAGAATCTCGAAGGAGCGGTTTATGCCAAAGAGCTGAGAAAGATCCAGCTCGAGGGCAGAATCTGCAGCGTGCCGTATGAGCCTTCTGTCCCGGTGGGGGTGTTCTTCGACCTCGGACGGGCTGATCAGACAGCGGTCTGGTTTGTGCAGAGGGTGGCGATGCAGTGGCGGCTCTTGCGGTACTTGGCGGAGAGTGGTCGCGACTGGTCCTACTGGCTCAAGGAAATCCAGAGACAAGAGTACATTGTTGGGTCGATCTATCTCCCCCATGACGCGAAGGCGAAGAGGCTCGGGACGAGGAAGACGATCGAGGAGCAGACCCGCCTTGCAGGCTTTAACACCATCATCGTGCCGAAGCTCTCGAGGGTCGATGGCATCAACGCCTCGCGAATCGTAATGGGCTCTTGCTGGTTCGACCAGGATGGGTGTGAAGATGGCGTCAACGCCTTGCGTCATTATAGGTACAAGGTCGTCGATGGCCAACTATCAAACGAGCCGCTGCACGATTGGGCCTCGGACGGGGCGGACGCCTTTAGGTATTTCGCGATCTCGGCGGCGCTGCCTCGTGAGCGGAACGACGTTGATAGTAGGCTGGCGAGGGCGAAGGGGAAGGCGATTGCGATGGGTGGGCGGATCGCGTCGCTGGGATGGATGGGATAGATGGCGGGTGATCCAACAGTACAAACACTCTCCGGCGATCCCATTATTGAGGAGGCCAGAAAGAGGTTTGACCGATGCAGTGAGTGGGAGGGGAACGCCAGGCAGAGATTTCTCGATGACATCAGGTTTGCGAATGGTGACTCGGAGAATGGCTATCAGTGGCCGAATGCGATTCGCCGAACGAGAGATGTTGACAATCGGCCCTGCCTGACGCTCAACATCATCAACCAGCATAATTTGATGATTACGAACGCTGGGAGGCAGAACAAATCGGCGATCAAGCTCTTGGCCACTGGCGGCTCCGCCTCGGTCGAGAGTGCGAAAGTGATGCAGGCCATTGTGCAGGAGATCGAACGCCGGTCGAACGCCCAAGACTGTGCGTATCAGATGGCCAGGACGTTCCAGGTCGAAGGAGGAATTGGCTGGTGGAGAATTATCACCGCCTATGCCTCGGACGAGACGATGGATCAGGAGATCTGGATTCGAGAGGTCCAAGATCCACTCTCAGTCTACGGGGACCCGGACTGTCAACAGTCCGATGGGAGTGATGCGAAGTTTGGCCTCGTATTCGACACCATCCCGAGGGACGACTTCGATGAGGCGTATCCCGAGATGGTTGATGAGGCCAACCAACAGCCGCTCGGGATTGGGTCGGTCGATAGTGACTGGATTGCAAAGGACTACATCAGGCTCTGCGAATATTTCAGAATCATGAAGGGCAAGGACACTCTCGTCTCATTCTTCGACCCGACCTCGGGTATGAGGAAGGAGCTTCGGAAGTCCATTCTAACAAAGGCCCTCCCCTCGAGAGAGATGATGGACGAAGTTCTGAAGGCCAAATCGACTCGAACTCGGCCAATCACGCCGCCGACTGTTGAGTGGTATTTGATTGCGGGGCAGAAGATTATCGACAAGACAATCTGGCCTGGAAAGTATGTTCCGCTTGTTAGAGTGCTCGGCAAACAGACGCAGATCGACGGCCAGCTTGATCGGAAGGGGCACACTCGGTATATGAAAGATGCCCAGCGGATGTATAACTACAACGGCAGCGCTCAAGTTGAGTTCGTTGCCCTGCAGGGCAAGACGCCGTGGGTTGCACCAGTCAAGGCCATTGAAGAGTTGGAGCAGTATTGGAACACGGCGAACACAACAAATCACTCGATCTTGCCATACAACCATGTGGATGATGACAATCCACAGGCGGTAATTCCGCCTCCAACGAGGACCCAACCTCCGACTGCGGCCCCGGCCTACGAGACTGGGATGAAGACGGCCTTTGATCAGATGATGATGACCTCTGGCCAATGGCAGAACCAAATGGGCATGGGCGGGAATGAACGTACTGGCGCAGCCATCTCGGAGAGGCAGGAGCAGGGCGACACGGCGACGTTCCACTTTCAGGATAATTTCGCCTGCGGCCTCAAGTTCTGTGCTCGCCAGTTGATTGACCTCATTCCGAAGGTTATGAACAGGCAGAGAATAATGAAGGTCCTCGCAGACGATGGGTCGATGATGGACCTTATAATTGACCCGACCCAAAAGCAGGCCCTCCAAGTCCAGCAGGCTGCAAGGGCGGGTGCCCTGGTGAGGATTTTCAATCCGCAGGTTGGGCAATATGACGTGGCGGAAGACGTGGGCAAAGCCTTTGGCACGCGCAGGCAGGAGAGTGCGGAGTCGCTCAAGCTCCTGCTGACTCAGGCCCCGGCCCTGACGGGTCTCATTGGTGATCTGCTGCTGAAATGTCTCGACTTCGATGAGGCGCAAGAGGCAGCGCAGCGGATGAAGCGGATGGTTCCACCGCAGGCCCTGGGCGTTGGCCCAACCCCCGAGGTGCAACATCTGCAGCAACAGCTGCAGGGGATGCAGGTCGCGCTGTCGAAGGCGCTGCAGCGAGCGGGCAAAGACTCGCTCAAGCTCGTGGGCAAGTCTGAAATGAGGGACATTGATGTCTACGATGCTGAGACGAAACGCTTCGCGGCACTCAGCAAGCTCTTGGAGGGTTCAGACCCCGAGGGCCTTCGGCAAGCCATCAGTCAGTTGATCGACGATGCGCTCTCAACCCGGCTCGGCTCGATCATCGAGGCCAATAAGGGTGGCATTGCAGAGCAGGGGGGAGAAGACGAAAGTCTTCCGATGGACTCTGGTGGTGTGGGTGCCCCTCAGAGGGCTGGCGATGGCGAGTGGTATTTGAGGGACCCGAGTCGCCAAGGTCGGTATCTCCGACTCGCGCCGCTCGCCCAACAGCACATCGAACGGGGCATTGTGAATGGATAATCAGCTCGAGGTCGGTAATCCCTTTGGGAGTCCGCCGAGTGAGGCCCTGCCAATGCCATCTGTGGGGGCCTCGCCGTTGGCGCCACTGGAGCAGATTGTGCTCTTTCAGGGAAGAGAGTGGCGAATTGAGGCCGTCGATTACGACCCCTTTGCCTCCGGCGGGGCCGAGTCGTGAGCAGTCTCGTCCGAGCGCCACTCGATCCGAACATGCTAGTCGATCTCGGCCAGCCACAGGCTGTACCTCGGCTTGGTCGGGCGTCCGTCCACCGGGAGGTCCGGGAGGTTGCTCGCGAAGCGGCTGGACAGTTGTACGACAAGGTCATGTCGGACAATCTTATCTTCGAGCGCTGGAAACAGCAGAACCCTGACGCTTCGGCGAAGGAGTTGGAACGCAGGTTCGTTGCAAGGAATTGGCCTCGCTGCGTCCCGTTCGCGCGGGCCACGTTAGCGCAGATGCTCACGTTGTCCACCGTTGACTCCTCTACAAAGGAGCGCATCATGCAAGCACTCACGAAAGACCAGTCCCTGCGCGTCGGCCGCACACAGCCGACAGCTATACAAAGGCAGATTTGAATGTCAGGCACAGGCGAACGGATCGAACCAGCACCAGCGGCAACACCGCCAGCCGGGGCTGTTGTTGATGATCCGCAACCGCCTGCAGCCGCTGCCACACCCCCCGCGCCATCGGCAGCACCTGCAGCTCCAGAGGACTGGAGAGATAAAAGACTGGGACAACTCTCGGCCAGGTTACATGAGAGAAACGATGTGCTGACTTCGCGCGAGGCGCGAATCGCGGAGTTGGAGGCACAAATCGCCTCGCTCCAGCCGAAGGCAGCAGCTGCTGCTGCGGCGCCCTCGGAAGAAGAAATCGCACAGCGAGTTCGGACCGAGGCAGAGCGCCTTGCCCCGACGCTCGCCCAACAGCAGACCGCGGCGATCGAGTTCAACCGTCAGTGTAATGCGGCTGTTGAGGCGGGGAGGTTGCAGTTCTCGGACTTCGACGCGAAGCTCGGCGACCTACGCTCAGTCATCACGCCTGGGGATCAGGCTTCCGAGGGCGCCTACTGGGGCATCGTCTCAGCAGCGCTGAAGAGTGGAAAGGCCGCGAAGGTCATCCACGCTCTCGGCAGCGATCGGGCCGAGGCGATGAGGATAATGGCGCTCGACCCAGAGAGTCGGACGATTGAGATCGCCAAGATGGCCATGCAAGGCGCCGAGGGCGAAGATGGTCTGCCGAAGCCCATTACGCCTGTAGGGTCGAAGGGCGCGCAGCATACTGCAATCGACCCCACTGATACAGAGCGCGCAGATCGGCTCACGACGACCGAGTGGATGAAACGCCGCGAGGCACAGTTGGCGAAGTCAGCGTAATGTCCTATAAGGACAAGGATCTGTCAGCTGAATTGGTTCGCTCCGAACTCACATACGATAATGTGAGTGGCAAATTTGCATGGAAAAAATCCAAGAAAGGTCGCAGATATTCAGTCGGAACTGTAAGCAACAAAGGTTATCTCATTATCCGACTGAATGACGACAGATACTTGGCGCATCGTCTTGCTTGGCTCTATGTGCATGGAGTCGCAACTGATGGTGAACTTGACCATATCAACGGCAATACGTTGGATAATCGCCTGATTAATCTCCGGGAAGTCAGTCACTCACAGAACCTGATGAACTCAAAAATCAGAAGCGACAATTCGACTGGTTATCGTGGAATTTGCTGGGACAATCAGAAGCTGAAGTGGAAGGTCCAAATCAGCCGAAAGGGTTCCAATCGACTACAACGACACTTCGTCACATTGGCCGAAGCTGTCAAGTTTTATGAGAAAACGGCCTCCGAAATGTTTGGAGAGTTTTCGCCAATGTTGCCTGTCGACGGGGCATAATCGGTCAGTCGGTCTTCTGCTCAGACCTTAAATGAGCTGATAGTCGTCTTGCTGGACTTGAAACAGCAATGTCCGGACTGAGTAGAGCCTGTCCAGCTCAACCACCAATAAAGGTTGACCTGCGCCTTGCGGCGGCACGGTCGCAAAGGAGAAGAAAATGGCCAATTCTCTGCTCACAATAAACATGATAACACGAGAAGCCGTCAGGCTGTGGAAAAACAGCAATGCGTTCATTCAGAACGTGGATATGCAGTACGATGACTCGTTCGCCGTGAGCGGCGCCAAGATCGGCTCATCGCTGCGCATCAGGCTGCCGAATGATTTCGTCGTCGTGAAGGGTCCAGCCCTCAGCGTTCAGGACACCGCGGAACAGTCCACGACCCTGGTGTTGGCGACTCAGGCTCACGTCGATGTCGGCTACTCGACGGCGGACCGGACGCTCTCGCTCGACGACTACAGCCGCCGCATTCTGGCCCCGATGGTCAACAATCTCGCCGGCCAGGTCGCGGTCGATATTATGGCCGCCTCCGAAGGCGGTATCTCGAACTTCGTCGCGAATCAGGATGCCTCAAACAACATCCTGACGCCGATTGCCTCGACCTATTTGAATGCCGGGGCCTCACTTGACCTGATGAGTGCGCCGATTGCAAACCGCAAGATCGTCAACGGCCCCAGGACAGAGGCGCGCGTCGTCGCAAGCCTGTCGGGCCTGCTCAACCCCGCGCCGGAGATCAGCCGCCAGTATGTGACCGGGCGGATGTATGATGCCCTTGGCTTTATCTGGATGAAGGACCAGACCGCGATCACGCACACGAACGGGGCGCTCGCACAAGGCAGCGCCACCGTCAACGGGGCGGGCCAAACAGGGCTGAACCTTGTCGTGAATGCCCTTGCGGCAGGCCTGAACATGGGCGACATCATCACGATTGCGAACGTCAACTCCGTCAACCGGATCACCAAGCAGAGCACGGGCGAGCTCGCGCAGTTCGCTGTCACGGCGCCTGTCGCTGCAGCAGCGACTTCGATCCCAATCTACCCGGCCATTATCCCCCCAGTGGGTGGCCAACCCGTCCAGTATCAGACGGTGGACTCGTCTCCCGCGAACGGTGCTGCGGTCAACCCTGTGGCGACCCTTGCGGCGAGCACGAAGTATCGGAAGAACTTCGCCTACTGCCCGGAGGCCGTCACCCTCGCTACGGCCGACCTCGAGATGCCGAAGGGCGTCCATGAGGTCGCTCGGGAGCAGTTCGACGGCGTCTCGATGCGTATGCTGACGGACTACTTCATCGGCAACGACAACCTGATCACCCGCCTCGACACCCTCTACGGCTTCCTGTGGATCAGGCCGGAGTGGGCGGCGATCGTCGCAGACCAGATCTGATCTGACGCTTCGCGCCAGTTTTCAGCGTTGTCCCTACAAACCAGGGCCGAGGCCCTGAACGGAGACCAAAATGGCAGACATTAGGCAGACAATCGGCCACCTCTTGCACAACGAGCCCCCGCAGCGCGCGGAGTTGGCCTCAATCGCAATGGGCGAGATCAATTCGGGCCTCCAAAAGCTCGCCTCGCTCGGCTACTCTTACAAGCTCGTTCAGGGCGATGCCCCTGTCGGGGCGGAGTATCCGAAGGCACTCTACAAGCCCGGGAGTGAGGCTCATATTGTGGCCTCGGCCGAGGAAGAAGTCGTTGCCAAAAAAGATGGCTGGGACATCCACCCAGGGCTGAAGGCGCAACAGGAAGCGTTGAAGCGGGGCGATCTGACGGATCGTGGTGGCCCTGCAGCTAATCGGCCTGGTCCATCTATTGCTGATGCTGAAGCTGCTAAAGCGCGCGCTGAGGCTGACAGAGCCAAGACCGAGCAAGACAAAGCCGAGGCCGAAAAGGCCAAAGCGTCGGCCGCTGCTGCGAGCGGCAAGGTCATCAAGCAGGGCTCGGCGTAGCCATGCCGAGCGTCTCTGCGAAGCAGCACCGCTTCATGGAGGCTGCGGACCACGACCCTGAGTTCGCCCGCAAAGCGGGCATACCGCAGGCTGTGGCGAAGGACTTTGTAGAGGCCGACAAGAAGCCCAAGCCCAAGGCAAAGGCCGAGGGCAGAGGCTATGGAAGGTAAAGAGATGGGTCCGACTGACATTCTCCAGCCCTCTCCGCCGAAAGTCGGGGACGAGTCTGCTACGGCAGGCAAACCCCTGACCGTGGATGAGATCCAGAAGGAACTCGACAAGGTCAAGCAACAGCAGCAGATGCCGAAGGGCTACGGAAGGTAGTTGTGGCTGTCAAACGCGACCTCAGTCCTGACACTCCGGAGAGTGCTGAGGCTCAGTTCGATGCAAATGTGAGCCTTGATACGGATCAGCCCGTGAGTGCGGATACAATCGCGACGCTGAAGAGAACGAAGTCGTATCGGGATCAGGATAAAAGCGGGGCGACTCCGCCCCTACGCGGATATGGAAGGTAGGACAAGATGGCAGGCTTTAGGAACAAGCGTTTCACCATTTATGATGCGATGGAGGCCTCGGGGGCCTTCGACCGGAACCCGGCGAACCAGACTGCTCGGGATGATGTCTCGGGAGAGTCCCTCTACAACGGCCCGATCGAGTACCCGAAGACCTTCTACAGCCCGAAAGGCGAGACCAAAATCACCGTCCCGGGAGAGATGGTCCAGACCCTTGAAGGGGTCAAATTGCGAAGTCAGCAGAAAGAGCTGATCACAGCGATTGCCAAGAACGCCGACGAGGAGGCTGCGCTGCGTGCAGAGGGCTGGCACGACCATCCGGCGAAAGCAATTCACGCTGGCGGTGGCGAAGCTCCTCCGACCTCGTCGGTGGATCGCATCGCGCAACTGGAGGCCGAACTGGCCAGGTTGCAGGGCGATGTCCTCCGACAAGCCACGGCGAATGCCCTACCGAGGGTTGTGGCGAAGGCCACCGAGGGGACGCTATCGCCGTGAAGGTTTGGATCGCACTGGCAGTTGTTGGCCTCGCCCTCGTCGCCGCAAGTGAGAGGGCAGAGGCGCAGCTTGCCTGTGCGATCCAAAATCAGACCACACTCTTGGGCGAGTTCTCGGACAACGTCCCTCCAGGGACGATCACCCCTCAGAACGTCCGGAACGTCATCTGCTCAAGCCAGCTGCTGAAGTCAGCCGGGGGAACGGCTGTGGCACAGGCCCTGTTTGGCTCTCCGACCATTATTTTTGTTCAATCTCTTGGGACGTTGACGCTGGCGAACGGCAAGGCCGAGTTGAGTCGCGACAGCGGCGTGACGTGGTTTCAGGTCAGCCTCGTCGGCGGTGCCATTGGCGTGCTCGCCGGAGATCAGGTCAGGGTAAGTTGGTTCGGTGCCTCGGCCCCTGCCGTGACGTTCTTCCCCTCAGGGAACGCCTGAGGTGAGCGAACTCGACCCAACCACCACTACCGTCAGGGACATCTGCTTCGAGGCGGCGAAAGAGAGCGGTGCCCTTGGGACTGGGCAGACGCCACTCGCGGAGGACATCAACGCAATCTGGGCGAGAATGCAGTGGATGCTGCAACAGTGGCAGCGCAAGCGATACCTCGTGTATCATCTTATCACCTACATGCTGCCCTCGACTGGCGCTCAGTTCTACACAATCGGCCCTGGAGGGAACATCAACACGGATGTTGCCTCGGATCAGTGGAACGCCCAGTTCGGGCCACAGTTTGGTTCTGGGGCGGCGGCTGGGCAACAGTCGAAGAAGTCATCTCGGCCAGATAAGCTCGAGTCAGCCTTTCTGCGTCAGATCACGCAGAGCCAACCAAATCAGATCGATTACCCACTGGCGATGCTGCACGCAAAAGAAGACTATAATAGAATCGCGCTGAAGCAGTTGGTCAGCTTCCCTGGGTGGTACTTCTACGATCCAGCATGGCCCCTGGGGCTGATCTACCCATGGCCAGTGGCGCAGGCCAATAACTACGCTCTGGGCGTGACCTTTAAGGAACAGTTGCCAGTCTCGTTCCCGAATTTGTCGATCACGCTGACGCTGCCCTACGAATACTATTCGGCCCTGCTGTACAACCTTGCCTTGAGGGCTCGGTCGTACTACAGTTTTCCGACCTATCCAGGGGACATGCTTCCAGGCCTGGCCAAGGACGCCCTTGCGACGCTACGCGGAGCGAATGCCGCTATTGCTGCGCTGTCCATTCCTGCCGATCTAAGTCGGCCCGGCATCTACAACATCTTCTCCGATCAGTCCTACTAACAGGAGCGCCTTTCGATGACAATCTCGACACTTCGACAACTATGGCCCTCGTTCGTCCAGGGTGAGAGACTGATCGATGGCAGAGACCTGCTGAATCTCGCCGGGCTAATGACGAGTAGCCAGTTTGGCCTGACGGCCCTGGCCGGAGGCGGTGCGACTACGACAGTCATCTGCAACCGCTTCATCAACGAGGTCTCGGTCTGCGCCACGAACGGAGACTCTGTTATTCTGCCTCAGGCCATCCCGGGTCGGACAATCAACATCATCAACGATGGCGCAGCCACTCTTGCGGTCTTCCCGCTCCAGTCCAATCCAGCAACCGGAGTCGCGGATGCGATCATACCTTCCGGCTCGGCCGCGAGCACTACGAGTGCCAACCAACTTACGACTGCGACCGCGGCCTACTACTGCATCTCTCCAGGAATCTGGAAGCAGGCCCTCCAGTCATAATCCCGCGCCATAGCGGCGCCTTTCTCAGAAGGAACGAAAGAAATGACTGCTCAAACACCCGGCTACCAATCTTCGGTCGCTGCATACTTTCAGGGCTCCGGCCCGGTCAACACCATCACGGCGCTCGCCGGTGGCGGTGCCGTAGGGTGTCCGGTGCTTGCATCCTGGATCAATGAAGTCTCAGTCTGTGCCACCAACAACGACTCGGTCATGCTACCTCCGGCGTTCGCGGGACTGACGTGCTGGGTCATCAATGATGGCGCGGCTACGCTCGCGGTGTTCGCCAATACGAACAATGCTGGCGTGGCAGACAAGATCGTTGGCTCGGCCGTTGCCGGAGGTGCCGGTGCGGCTTCCATCACTCAGGCCACGACCAAAAGTTCGGTCTATGTCTGCTACAAGCAGGGCCTGTGGAAGCAATTCACCTCGGCATAGTGGTGACTGAGGGTGCACCGATTCCCGCTCATCGGGGGCGCATATAGCCCCCGAAGCATTCTGGCAAATTGCCAGCGGTGCATCAACCTCTACCCGGAGGCCAATCGGCAAGACTCCCCAACGCCGATCATCCACTATCAACGGCCTGGCCTGAGGCCTCTGATTCAGGCCCCTCGGCCTGCGGGCTGGACCCCCGGCTCGCCATTTCCTGTTCGCTGTATATATCAGGCCACGAATGGCCAGGTCTATGCGGTGATTGGCCAGACTCTATTCGCCGTCAACATCGACACGCAGACGAAAGTTTGGTCCCTCCAGACTCTTGGGCAGTTGCAGGCGTATTTGCCAGTCCCTGCGACGATGATCGACAATAGGAATCTGCTGTTCGTCGGAGATGGAACGCCGTTTGGCTACAACGTCACCCTCGGCAGCAGTACGCCGACGCAAGAGTTCGCCGCGTTCAACGACGAAGCATTCTCCGGGACAATCAAGTTCGACTATCTCGACACCTTCGTGCTCTGGATTGTGATTGGCACGAATCAGTTCCGATCGTCGCTCTCCAACTCCGGCCCGCCATTCGATCCGACTTACATCGCAGCCAAAACCTCGTATCCGGACAATCTTCAGACCCTCATCGTTAACAATACCGAGATGCTCCTGCTCGGGAAGAAGAAGAGCGAGATCTGGTATGACGCGGGGAACCCGCTGTTCCCGTTTGCGAAGCTCCCCGGGTCGTACATCGAACATGGTTGTGTTGCACCATTCTCGGCCGCCTCGACCGACATCTCGGTGTTCTGGCTCGGCCAAGACCTACAGGGGCAGGGCGTCGTCTTCAGGCGACGAGGGTACGAGACGACTCGAATTAGCAACCACGCGATTGAGTTTCAACTCAGACAGATCTATAATCAGGGCGGGAGCATCTCCGATGCCATTGGCTTTACGTTTCAGTTCGATGGCCACTCATTCTACTTCCTAACCTTCCCTTCGGGTGATCAGACCTGGGTCTTCGACGACTCGATTCAGGACCCTCTCTTGGCATGGCATCAAGAGGCCTGGACGGACCCGGCCACGGGTCTGATGCACCGTCATCGGGCGAACTGTTTCGCCTACGTTGGTTTCCAGACAGGCTGCCTCCCAGGGCTTGAGAGTGGCCAGCTGGTGATGGGTGACTGGGAGAACGGGACGATCTATGCCGTTGATCCTGACGTTTACACCGACACCCTCGCCCCAGCGGCGAGCGCCGGGCCAATCTCCTTCGTCAGGACGTTTCCGCATTTGATGATTGGCCTCGACCCTACCGGGAAGCCAGTGTCGGGTGAGGGACACATGATTCGGCATAAGAAATTTCAGTGCGACCTCGAAGTCGGCATGGCCCAGACGAACACCAAGATCAGCCTTCGCTGGAGCGACACCCGAGGCCGCTCCTGGGGTAATGCGCTCTTGCAGAGTTCAGGCGAACTCGGTGAATACACGACCCGGCCGTTCTGGCAAAATCTCGGCCAAGCTATGGACCGGGTGTATGAAGTTGAGTACTCGATCCCAGCCCCGGCAGCGCTCGTTGGTGGGTGGGTCGATGGAGAAGTGCTGACCAAATGACCGCGAATCAGTCAAACCAACGCTTCGCAGGGTTTCCGCAGTTCAACGCCCCCTTCGTTGATCGAAGTGGGAACGTCTCGCAAGCCTGGCAATGGTTTCTGACGGCGATGTGGCAGAAAAATGGCTCGTCGTTCTCGGAGGTCCCGAACGCGGCCTATCCGAAGCAACAGCCCGGGCTGCCGATCACGATGCACGATGCGCAAACTGGTGATATGTTAGGCCAGATGCTCACTGGACTCCAAATTGTCTTGCCGACTGACGAGTTCACCGTTACAGAAACGACTGACGCGAACGGCAACCCGAATTTTACGGTTGTCTGGAACCCACAGGGCGCAAATACCGTCTTCGCGGGGCCAGGCTCGGGCGCTGATGCTGTGCCGACGTTCCGTCTATTGGTGCCAGCAGACCTGCCAATCGCCACGACGAGCGATGTTGGCGCAGTCAAGCCGGATGGCACGACCATCACGATCCTCCCTGATGGGACAATCTCGGCCACAGGCGGAGGTGGGGGTGGCTACGCCCCAGGCACTCCCCCGACCGTCGTTCAGGTTGCTTGGGCCACTTCCGCAGTCGCCGCGACGTTTGGCTCGCCACCGACGAGTGGCAACTTGTTTGTCGCAATGGCGTTCAACTCCGCCAACGATACAATCACCGCAGGCTGGACTAAGCAGGTCGAGGATGGGTCGGGCACCGACTGGGGCGATATTCTGACCAAGCCAGTGGGCGTGGCCGAACCTTCGCTCCAGCAGCCAATGGCAGTCGCAACGGCGAATGGCGGAGTCGTGATCTGGGAGTTGGCCGGAGCCAACGCTGTGCCCTTCGTCTTTGGGCAGAGTCAGCCAGAGCAGTCCGGGGCGTTCGCGACACCCGTCCTGCTGCCAAACGTCTTCAACTGCCTTGGTTTGTCAGCCGTGAGCGTCATCACGCCACAGACCATCGCGAGTGGATTCAACGTCGGAACGCAGGACGTGCTCGACAACACCGGGAACAGAAAATTGTTCGCCGGGCACACCGATCTCGGGCAGACCCCCATGGCTGGGGTAATGGCATCGCTCAGTGCCTCGGGCTCATCAAAGGGGGCGACATGTCTGATCACCTCCTAGCGGCACCTCCGGCGAAGCAATTTATCATACTCTGCCTCCCACGCTCGCGAAGTGCGTGGCTCGCACAGTTCCTTTCATACGGCCTCTTCTCTTGCGGCCACGATCTCGCCGCGTACTGCGACAGCGTCCAGGACTGGTTGGGGCGCTTCAGCGTTCTGACGGGGGTGGTCGAAACCGGGGCCGTGGTGGGCTGGAGGGTCTTGCGCCATGCATTGCCCTCTGCTAAGGTCGTCGTCGTCCGGAGGCCACTTCGCGAGGTCTATGCCTCGTTTGTCAGGCTCGGTGTGACCAATGTGGATCAGGAAGAACTCTTCCGCAGAGCGATTGCGCTCGACACAGTCGCCTCACTTCCCGATGTCAAGGTCTGGGAGTACGTCGAACTTGAAGACGAAGAGCGCTGCGCGCAACTATTCGAACACACTCTCGGCGTGGCCCATAATCATAACTGGTGGGCTGCCATAGCGAGGCAGAATGTCCAGATCGACATGAGGGAGCGCATCAGACATCTCCAGACTAGGCAACAACAGATGTTGGCCTTTCGGCAGGAGGTTGAGACACTCTCGCAGGCCATTGCAACGAGTGGACTGAATTGACAGAGCAACCGACTATCAGCCGCGAATCCTGGGACAGCTTTTGTCGCGAGGCCGAGCCGCTCATGCGTCTCCATCATGAGGAGATTGGGGAGAATGGTGTGACCTTCAAGCTCGACCATCTCCGTATTAGGGAGATCGAGCGTGCGGGCAACGTCAGGTTCTGGATTGCCAGAGGCTCCGAGGGGCTGCTCGGCTACATCGTGTGGTATCTCGGCTGGCATCTCTTCTCGGAGGGGCTGCGCGTAGCGCAGATGGGACCGTGGTATGTCTCGAAGGAGGGGCGTCATACGAGCGCCGCCATACGACTCTGGGCTACGTCGAAGCGCGACCTTCGGGCCAATGGCATCAATCTGTTGTTGCCCCATCATCAGTTTGCCTCGGGCTTTGCCCTCGACACGATGTTTAAGCGTCAGGGCGGAACGCCCTACGAGATGACGTATTTGATCTGGCTGAACGAACCGAAAGGGCTTGAGAGATGAGCTGCCTTGGTGGACTGGCGATGGCTGGAAGCTCGATCTATGGGGCGAATTTGCAGTCGGAGGCCGAAAAACAGGCCCTTCAATTTCAAGAGTCGGCGTTTAATACTGTTCAGAAAGACCTCTCGCCGTTCATGCAGGCAGGTACATCCGCCATTCCTGGGCTGATGAATTTGCTCGGCATTGGGCCGCAGGGCTCTGCAGGGGCGCTCAAGGCATTGCAGGCCACTCCCGGGTACCAGTTCGCCCTCGACAATGGGATGAAGGCGACTCAGAATGGTTTCGCCGCCCAGGGGCTGGGCAGCAGTGGCGCGGCCATGAAGGGCGCAGCGAACTACGCCGAGGGCCTCGCCTCGACGACCTACCAACAGCAGGTTGGGAACTATATGAACCTCCTGGGGGTTGGAGAAAGTGCGGCGGCAGGGATTGGCGCTGGGGCGCAGACCGCAGCCCAAGGTGAATCGAACGCCGTGGTGGGCGGGGCGAATGCAATGGCCGGAGGCATCAACAACGCCATGGGCTACATGACTGGCTTCGGCTCTGGCGCGGGCATGTATGGCGGGGGCAGTTCCAACGGCGGCATGATGGCGAGTTTGATGGCAATGTTCGGAGGATAGAAGGTGATCGAACACCTGACTCAGGCCCACGCCAGCGCAAAGGCCCAGTACGACAAGGTCGCGGATCGCTTTGCGAACCTCGATGCCGTCAGGCAGCAGTTGCAGTCGCTACGCGACCTGGGGGATTTCGTCGAGCAGGACGATGTCGTGCGCTCGGCGTCGCACCTCGTCGGGAAGGGCCTCACCCCGGCGGGCCTCGCAGGGCTGCTCGCTGGTATGCCGAAGGACGGTCAGGCTCTCGCTGGCTGGGTCGAGCAGATGTGGAAAGCCATGCTCCAGCGCGAGCAACAGCTGCAGCCGGTGTTGCAGAAGGCCCGCTTCGCTATGGGCGTGACGGCGCTGCAGTCGCTCGCCGGGCAGCACGTGCAACAGAGGGTCGGGGAATTGCAGCAGGCGCAAGCGAATGCGATGGGGCCACAGGCTGGACCTGACGATAGCTCGCAGGCTGCGCCTGCCGAAGAGGGAGCGCCAGATGCTCAACAGTGACCCGTTTGGCATTGCGAGAATGCTGGGGCCGAAATCGACTGCTGTGGCACAGGTCGAGGCCCCAGGCACGCCAGCTGATGTCGCCGCCATGCACTCTTACATCGCGGCCTCGCCGCAGCAGGCGCTGCCAAACTTGGCCCCGATTCCGTTCATTGCCCAAGCGCTGCTCGGCCGATCCTCCGGCATGGCTCCAATCCCCTGGTTCTCGCAGAAAGTACTCGGGCTCGGGCCTCCTGGGACGCCCATCGGCACCCCGACTACGGCAGCGACTGCGGCCGTACCTGCTGCTGCGCCTGCAGCCCCAACAAATGGCTTGATGCCCGCGCCAGTAGACGTGGCTCCACTTCCACCCATTCAGTAGTGGAGACGAGAGATGCCTGACAATATGTTCTCCCTCTCTGGTGGCGGCATTAACCCGGCACAGCCAGGTATCAACCCTGGTGCGCTCTCTCACGACGAGACGATCGCTCAGCCGGTCGTGCCGAATGCTGCCGAGACGATGGGCAAGTGGGCCGAGATTCAGAACCAGAGAAACGCGAACACCCTCTTCCAGCAGACCTTCGCTGCGCGCCAGCGCTCGGGTGAGATTCTCGCCAATTCGCCTGATACCGAGTCCGCAATCAAGGCCCTCTTGGCCGACCCAATCACCGCGCCATTCGCAGGCGAGACCATCAACACTCTCCGCTCGGCCAACCTCTCGCTGATTCAGGCCCAGGGCGAGGTCGCCAAACAATCGTCGTCGGGACTCGAGTCTTTTTATAAGATGATGCCGACACTGTTGGCTGATCCAAGCCAGTGGGACGCGATTAAGACCAATGCTCTGGCCTCGATGTCGCCGATGGCCAGAGAACAGGTCGGCCCGGCCCTCGACTCACTTCAGAAGTCTCTCTTGGCAGACTTACCAAAGGACCCTCAAGCCGCGAGGGCCGTCCTTGGACAGCGAATTGTTGGCTACTCGCTCGCCGCTGGTTTGCCACCAGACTCGATCTCGGGAATTATTGGGAAGCCGACGACTGTCGATACTGGCGGGATGAAGCAGTTCGGAGTGCAGCTCCCACCGCAGTTCGGCGGAGGCTTCGCCCCGGCGAATGCCGTCCCAATGACTCCTGCTCCGGCCTATGCAACGCAGCCACTCGGCCCAAAGGGCATCCCGACGACGGTGCTGCAGCAAGGCAGCACGGCCACGCCGCTGACGATGAACGAGCCAGGAGGGCCACCTCCAGCAGAAGGTCAGTCTGCCGCTGCGCCCTCGCCAAAGGCCCTCGATAACCTCCTGGCGGCGCATAAGGGCAATATCGACGCCGCCATTGCAGCCGCTCCCAACGACACCATCGCGAACGCCCTGGCCGACAGGTATGAGCAGACGCACAAACTTGGGCCACAGGCTGGGCCTGCTGGCGGGCCACACCTCATGACCGGCCCGTCGCAGAGCGAGGCCACTGCGAATGAGGCCTCCGGCAAGGTTGCTGGGGAGATCACCTCCGACATGGCCACGGACGCGAGAGAGATCCCCACGGCGATGAACCGCTTCGATACAATGACTCAGGCACTGCAGCATTTCGAGTCGGGTGGCTTGGCTGACACGCGAGGCTCGCTCGCCCGCCTCATGCAAGGCTTGCGGAACGCTGGTTTTACTGGCTTCACACAGAAAGACATTGATAAGGTCGGCAACGCCTCACTCGCCGATACGCAGGTCTTCGAGGCCAACGTCAAGCCGCTTGTGATCTCGGAATTGAAGGCTGCAGCCCAAGGCACTGGTCGCGTAATGCGGTCGGAGGTCGATGCCTTCCTCTCGATGATGTCTTCTGCGACCGACCCCAAAGCTCTCTTGACGCTCCTAAACCAGGCCAAGTATCACCTCCAACTTGGCTACGCCAGAAGTGAAATGTGGCCTCAATATCGCGAGGGTGTCCATGCGGGCAAAATCCCTGGGGAGCTGACCGACTTCTACACCTACTTCAACGACCATCAGAACATGATGAAGCTCCCGACGAAGACTGGCGGGGGGCTCAACATCGGACCGACTGCTGCGCCTGCCGACCGAGTCACTCATCGGTGGATTCCTGGCAAGGGCCTTGTGCCGGTGGGAGGGCAATAAGAGATGCCCAACGTAGAGGGCCCTGACGGCAAGGTCATTGCCTTTCCTGACTCGATGTCATCTGCCGACATTGACAAGGCCATGCAGCAGATGTACGGGGGGCACGCAAGTCAGCAGGCAGCGCCTGCACCTGCAGCCTCGCCCTACATAAAGTGGCCAGCAGTTCTCGGCACGGCCGCTGCGCAAGGGTTCGATCTCGGAGCTGGCGCTCCCGGTGATCTCATCGCCGCTGGCGAGAAGTATGCTCCGGCCCTGACTGGAGCGATTAACTCAGCCTCCTTGACCTTTGGCCTGCCTCTGCTCACTCCAAACGGCAAGCCGACCTTGCCGACATCGAGCGCCCTGCAGGGTGCAACAAATGCCCTGGGACTGACGGGGACCCAGCTCGGTCACCCCGATACCCTTGGCCAGCGACTTGCTGCCGGGACCGTTGCGGGGGCCACTGGCGCCATTCCGCTCGCCCTTACAGGGGACATCCCCGGTGCCGTTGCTGTTGGTGGTATCGCAGGCCTTGGCTCTGGTGCAACCGAGGAAGTCTTTCCTAACAACCCGATTACCTCGGACCTGGCTGGCATCGCGACCGGGCTTGCCGGTGGCAGCATCATCGGGGATGTCAGAAACATGCTCGCCCTCTCCTCGGCAAAGAGGGCTGCCAGCAACGCCTCGACTGCATTGACTCAGGCCAAGGATGCGAGGTTTGATGGCAACATCGCTCTCGCCAAGGATGCCCAAGACAAGCTCGCTCAGGCCCGCCAACAGGCCGAGGCGGCGAAGGCCGCCCTCACTCCCCACATCCCTCCCTATGAGCAGATCGCCGCGAAGTTCGGCCCGACGCAGACCCTGCAAGAGGCTGGCGAGGGAATGCAGGACGCAGGAAGGAAGTGGCTGACTACAGAGATGCCGAAGAGGCAGGCTGCTGCTTGGGCACCCGTCGATAAACTTGTCCCTCCGACGAGCGAGATCGAACTTCCTGAGTACGCAGGGGCTCTTACTCAGATCACCTCGAAGGGCAGTCGCCTCGGCGGGGATCTCAAAAGTCCCATCTTCGATAGTCTCAACCGAAGGTTGCAGGGCGCCCTCCGCCCGTCCGAGGACATCCCGGGAGAAGAGCCGACAGTCAAGCCACTTACCTGGCAGGATGCCCGAGAGTTGCGGTCACTGATCGGCGACGCAATGGGCGACACCGCCACGGTCAAGCCCATTCATCAGCAAGACTTGGCCAACCTCTACCGTGCGCTGACGCACGACATGGGCGCGAGAGCGAGCGAGGTCTCGCCACAGGCCGCCAAGGCCTTCAACGACGCCAATGCCCAATCGACTCGACTGTTCGGCTTCGCCGAAGGTCCGCTCGCCAAGGTCATCTCCGGGAAGAAGCCTGATCCCGCGAGTGACCCAAATCCCGAGGCCGCTGCGCGTAGGCTGCTGACTGCCGGAAGGTCCGGCGCGACAGACCTCTCTGCCCTCCGAAGCGAGATGCCGCAGGCAGTAGATGGCCTGACGGCGGCGTTCATGCGTCAGCAGGGCAAACAATGGTCAAACTTGTCGCCCGAGGCCAAGTTGGCGCTTGCGCCCGGGAACGCCGGGAACATCGACGCCGCGCTGGCGAAGCATGAGTCCGACATGGCCTCCTTCAACCTCGCCCATAAGACAATCGCCGGGGCGCTGGCCGACACTCGTGCGGCTACATCTGCTGGTCAGAAGGGTGCCCGAGTCCAGTTGCAGTCGGCCCAGAGGCAGGCGCAGAGGGATCTCGACAACGCGAATGCCAATTACAACGCCCTGAAGGAAAAATCCGGCTCATGGACTCCCAACCTCCTCGGAGGATTGCTTGGCGGAACAGTCGGACCACAAATTGCTACCGCAGGTCTTCACGCTCTCGGTCTTCCAGGAAGTGAGTTTGTCCAAAGTGCATGGGGTGGAATTATTGGTGCTATGGCTCCTTGGGTAGTCCGATCGGCTGCTCGGACAGTCAAACACCCACGGCTGCCACTCGCTGCGTTGCAGGGCGCGCGTGCTGGGTCGGCCGCGACGACCCTGCGAGGGAGTCAGCAGTGATTTGGGGCAAATTATAGATCGTTGATGGTGTCCCCGGTGCCATTGTCGTCATGCCTGCCCAAACTCCCTAATCCACTTCTGCACTAACTCCGCTGCCTCGATATAGCCTCTCGATGGGGAGAGTGAGACCTCTTGCCCTGGTAAGTAAGTTGCCCAGATAAGATCGCGAAGAGACTTCGGCAGCTTGTACCAGTGCTCTTTGCAGCCCCACATCGCAGGTGGAACCTGACGATCACAGCCTGGCCAATGGCAGGTATGTCCTCGGGTCTGTCTCTGTGAGAGCACATAGTCAACTTTGGTGTTCATCGCCATTACCTCGTAGGTCAGAGGGCCCAGTAGTACCGAACGGCTTTCTCGCCGTCGTGGACCTTGAGTTTGGCCTGTCCGACCTTGCCCTTGAGAGAGAGGCCTCTCAGGGCGTTGGCCACAGGCCAGAGGCTTGTCTCATCCGCCAGCTCTCGGGCGGTGAATCTCAGGCCACTATTGCGCCGGAGGAGGGCCAACAAGCTGGCCTCGAGGGGCAGAAGTTGGCCTCGGCTCCAGGCCCCTCTCTGCCCATTTACGACCAGCAAGTTTGAGGCCTCGAAGCGGGAGGGTGCAACTAACGGTCTGCCAGGAGAGCTGACCCTGGGTGCAGGCCGAACTGGGCGTAGGCCACGGCTGCTATTACCTATAGTATAGGGCACTCTATTCCTCCAGATAATCCCGTTCGTTGTAGACGATGCCAAAGCCCTTCTTCTTATTCTCTCGCTTTATTCGGAGAATCTCCGCCAGAGGCTTGAATTTTTTCTGTCCGCCTTCGGCGGAGGCCTTGGCCCGAACTCCACTCTTATAGAGGGCAATGCACTCTGCGAGGGCCATAGCGTCAGGGACCTCGGTCGAGTACAGAATCACTGGTCGGTACTTGTCCCGCTCTATGTCTACAGGGGAGAACTCGAACGCATAGCGTTCTCTCGGCCCGGCTCGGACGACGAACCGCTTGCTCACAGTTCCGGCCTCCCCATCAGACCACAATACCCCTTCCAGGCACTTTTCGGGAGCTTCTTCGACACCATCGAACTTTCCGGCTGCTCTTCCTTGATCGCCCAGCGCCAGGCCATACAATTCGACACGATACACCTGCAGGCTGACTCCACTTCGATCCGAGGGTCTCTGTTGATTGCAATCGGCGTTAGCGGACCTCGGTCAGAGAAGGCCCCTGTTCTGACGAAGGGGCACCAGCGGAGATGAGCGTCGGCTTCAGTCAAGAGGGGCATGGGTGGCTCCAGGGTGTGGTGGAAGGGGGCGTGGCATGGCCGTCATTTTGTGGTGATGGTAGGTACGTCGATGACATGCAACGGCCATCGCACGCCCATTGCACGCCCACAGCATCCAATCCCCTCCGCCCCGCTTCGCCCCAGCGGTCGCGCCCAAAGTCAGCCCACCTATCAACGGTTGATCTTTTATGAGGCACAGGCTGGCCATCGTCATTGGACCCCTCTTGCCTCGATCTTCGGCCGGGGCAGCCAGTGATTGTCGGTCCCTGCGGCGCGCTGGATGTAGTTCGCCGCCGCGGCGGCTTGCATCACCTTTTGGGCTTTCTCCGTCGGCACACGCTGGAGGAGGAACTCCATTATCTTTTCGCCATTGACGGCCTGCTGTCGGTCCTTGGCCCAGACGGCCGTCACATAATAGTGCAATTCTTCAATGACCTGCTGGTCGGACTTCCCAATCATCTCGCGGAAGATGTCAGGCATCGCCCGTTCGGCCTCCAACAACCAGGCTCGACCGCGGATGAAGTCGGCGAGCGTGACAACAAGCGTCCCCGTTCGAGCAATGGCCGAGATGGTCGCGAGTTTTATGACGTGCACCGTCCGGGAGCGGTTGTAGTTGGAGAGTTTCGAATGCTGTGGAACCGGCGGGCAGCCTGTGCGATGCCACTCGGCGATGCCGTCGGCGGCGTCTACGGCCCAGCGGGCTTCGCCGAAGAGGGCAGACATCTGCCCCAGCCTCCTGGCCATGACGGTGAGCGAGCCCGACAGCGCCTGCGGGGAGTCCCACAACTCTTGGAAAATCCCCTCACCACAGTAGACCATTATAATCCGCCTGGAGAACCCTGTGCTCCACATATCCTCCGGGAACCGGGAGGCCATGTAGGCAGGTTGCGCTCCGGCGAGGATGTTGAGTTGGGGATTTTCAATTCTGATCTTTCTATTCGGCCCATGGCGGCGAAGTTCGTCATAGTACGGTTTGTTGTTGTAGATCGAGTTGAGCACCCCGATGAACTCTCGGTCGTACTCGGGCATGAAAGTCTCCATCTCTTCCGTCGCGACCAAGAGTGAATGGTAGGTCTGTGGAGGGCCCTTTTGCGGTAGCACAATCTGCTGTGCCCCGGCGAGAGCGTCGATCATCGCTGCCTTGGTCATATTATCCGGCCCGACTCTGAACGCAAAGGTGTCGGTGTTGGGCTTGAGCACAATATTCCAGAGATCCCGAACGTCCTCGATGATGAACTTCCCGACGCCAGGCGGCGCGACCAGCATCGTGTAGAGATTCGGAAAGACCGACCTCTGCCCCGTCTGCGTCCAGACCCGTCTCTCGAGTGCCCCTGCAACGAGCGAAATCCCCGACCAGAGTCTGAACATCGGTGGCGAGTTTGTACCAGCCGTGTAATCGAGCCATTGCTCGATAAAGTCGATCCAAACGCCATTCAGGGCCACCGCAAGCGGCATCCTTTCGTCATGGAAGGGGAATCTCTCCTGTGAGAGCGTAGCGCATGGCCTTGCCGATTGGCCCCGCCGGGCTCCCGTCCTGCACCTTCGGCAAGGCCGCGTAGAGAGTCTCCTGGGGCGTTCCGTACTGCAACGCGAGCGACAGAATAACAGCGCACTCTTTTGCAAAGATGTTGGCCGAGGTGCCGGTCTTTGCCACCTCGATGAAGATCTCCGCGAGCCTACCGTCAGGCTCATACTGGGAGAAGTAAACCTTATACTCGACGCTCTCATGGTAGAAGGTGATGGCGGAAGAGTTTCGTCGGGTCGGAAGCTCGCGTCGCTCGGGCACCGTTCGAATACTCATGGCAGGCTCTCTTCGAATGGAGGCTGGTAGATCTCGGTCCCGATCTTGATCGTGATGTCTCGGAACTTCTTGTTCTCGAGAGATTTGGCCAATTCGAGTGCCCGGAAGCGAGAGAAGACGGCGAATCTCATCTCCTGTCCAACAGCGTCTTTGGCGGTTATTCTGTAGGCATTCCCAATCATGTCATTACCCTTTGCAGGCCAGTCTGCCTCTGGCGCATGTCCGGCACGGAGGGAGAGAATTTTCTCAGGCCCTCGGTGTTGAGCCGCGGTGGTTTTTTGCCCTTTCGGAGAGCCTCGTTGACCTCGTCTTGCGTGACCTCGGAGCCCCAGTTCCACCCTGTCTTGGCCTCGGTCGGGATGACGAAGTCCCTTCCATTCGGTGCCCGGAGAGGTACAACACACAGCGCCGAGGCCCACGAGACAATTTCTTTCTCATACTTTGGCCCTCTATCATCGAACTGGAAAGTGACCGAGTCGTAGCCGTTATGGAGAAGCTCCACTCGGCCTCGTCCATAGCGCCAGAGTCTCCACATCCCCAAGCTCATGCGATCCGCCGTCATCGATTGCGGAACGTAGGCAATCGCCTCACGGAGAACGTCATCATTATTGGCTCGGCCGAAGAAATGTCTCTGTCGGCCGAAGGGCGTTGTGAGTTGGTAGGTCGTCTGGATCTGCCTGGAGCACCACTCCCAGTAGAGGGGAATCTCGGGATGGGCCGCGTTCGTCCCGGTCGCGTAGCGCTGGCGGAAGTCTTCGGCCATCTGTTGGGGAATCTTGAGCGTCTTTGCACTCGTATAGGCCGTGCCCATGTAGTCTGTGAGATGCCCCAGTCTCTTGGCCATGTACCTGTAGGAGAAGTCCCGGTAGTAGAGTTGGTCGGCGATCTTCCGATCCTGAAGTTTGTGCCCCGTCCACGCCAGCTCTGGCCACACGTCTCGAGCATTCGCGGTATGCAGATCCCCACCTTCGCACTTATCCAGAAAGCCCCACTTGTCGAAAAGACAGCCACAGAGAAAGCCAAAGTCTCTGGCCTCGGCCTGTTCGAGATCAATCACACAGAGCTTCTTGCCAATATCAGCGATGAATGGATACCGCAGCGGTTCGGGAATGTTCTGCATATTTCGCCCCTCGCCAAAAGCGTTGTCGCTTGATGAGGGCCGACCAGTCACCGTGCCGGAGATGTTGTACCCCGCGAACATCCTTCCATTCCGGATGGAGGCTTCGAAGAACTCGAGTTCTTTCTTGATATCTCTGGCTCGGCCGATGGCGAGGACGAACGGTCGGGCATGAAGATACTCTTCTATCTTATCCAGGGCATCGCGATCCGTCGAGACTCTTCTCACACCCTTCTTGTACGAGATGATCTCCTTAATCCCCATCGCGCCGTAGAAGAACTCTTTGAACTGCTTCGGCGATTGTGGATTGAGGGGTTTGTCCCAGACGACAGTCGCGAGTCGGTCGATGAGGGATCGAATGTGGGCGAGGCGCTCGTGCAACTGTGTCGCGACGGCGCGGCGAGAGATCTCGTCAACGGCGAAGCCTCGGAGCATCATGTCTAAGTATGGTGCCTGCAGGGCGCGCTCGAAGTCGTAGGTTGGTGGCTGGCCGTGCTCTTCGGAGATTGCTTGGTGGACCTCGAGCGCAACACACGAGTCGAGGCCGCAGTAGACCTGCATGTTGGCCGAGTCGGAGAGCTGGCCAGGTTTGAGCAAATGGGTGGCAACGAGGGTCACTCGCAACCTCTTCCAATCAGACCTCGATCACTGTCTGCGACGAAGTCCTTAAAGTGACGCCAGCCTTGAGGACAGTGAAATCCCCAAGCTCTCACAACAGGGCCTGTAATGAACAGGCTCCAACAAGGAGTCGAGATTTCGAGCCGATGTGCTTTGGTTGGCCAGCGCCAGCGCCATTGACCTTTTTTGAGTGGATGTTGATAGTGAATACCACCGTCAGCGATTGTGTGCTCAACATATCCCCCTTCAAGGATTATCGAGAGATTGATCCAAGGGTGATCGTGAAGAGCACGATCATCGTCAGACCTCATGATCTGATGTAGATAGATGTTAAAGAGCCTGTTTCGAGGAATTACATACCATCTCTTCATATATGGATTGCTTTTGCCTCCAACTACAAAATCTGGCTCACGAGATGGTTTCCACCACTTACTCATCTCTCTTCTCCGTATCGGTTTTCTGTTTCCGCATCAGCTTCCATGAGGCCTCGTTCGTGTAGATCGAGCCGAGAAAACCGAGGCCCTTGTTCATCTCTGGAAAGATCGAATGATGGAGAAGCATCGGATCGAACTCGCACCTTTGAGGCCAGATCTTCCTCCGAATCGTATACTGCAAATCGTACATCCCATTCTGCCACAGCTTTGGAATGGGACTCTCCAAGAGGCGGCGAACACAGACCCAGGCCCTAAACTCTAGTTCCTCTGTTGGCCAGTATGACCCTCCAGGTTTTGACCAGTCTAAAAACGGCACGACCATTGCGTGATCGACTGTCGGTGCGAACGAGATCATTTTGATTTGGCCAAGTTCCGTTTCTGTGTCGCAAGACAGAGCAGTGGCCGTTGCCAATGTAAGTTCAGTCCACTCTTCAAGCTCCTCAATAGAGGGATTGATAATGATCGTCCTCTGCGGCCGGATTATCTCGGGAAATTGGGCCTCGCGGAGGGCTTTGATCAGGTCCGCGACGACGATCGGGCGCCAGGCCCAATTTCTCATCACCCCAGCAGGATGGAATGTCGGGAGGACCTTTATGTTCTCGATGCCCTGTGCGATGGTGCCGCGGATTGAGGTAATGGCCGTTGTCCGCAAGGTGGCCCAACATGCTGGATTACCAAGGGCAACGATGAGATTTGGCCTAACAGTAGTGAGTTCCTCTTCCAGACGTGTAAGTTCCCCGAGCAGATCAGGATGGAGGAAAAGCTGCTTCGAGCCCGACTTGGCAATGGGTGGTAGAGAATAGCCATGTGGCAACTCATCTTTCGTAAGGCAGAGATAGTCGAGCTTGTTGTCTGGAGGACGCAGCGCCAGGACGTTCGTCATCATAATGCTCGCGGCGTCCAGCCACGCTTCGCGCTCTTTGACCCAGGCCAAACCGTATTTGTGCAGGGCACAAGCAGCAGCGTGCAATTCCGGAGCAGGCTGGCCACCAATAGTGGCCTCACCCAACATCCTAAAAAGCTCTTTCCCTGACTCTCCCACAAAGGGCTTCTTCATCATATCCTCGGACTCGCCCCACGCCTCGCCGACGATGACAATCTTGGCAGTGCGCGGCCCGGAAGTATGTTTGAAGGCAGGGGCAGGCTCGTGTGTCACTTCCGTTCCCAGTTCTTGCCTTCAGGTCCACACTCGCCATATTGGCGACAAACCGTGCAGAACTTCTCTCTCATCTCAAAATTGACTCTCCCAGTGACGAATTGCTCGCTCGAATCAGGAGCGTTGTGTTCGAGAGTACACGTCGCAAATCTAATTGAATATTCTGAGATGATTTGAACGAGTAAAACCAACCATCCAATAATCGGTAGCCATAAAAGTCCATAGTCGGCTGCGCCGTGACAGTGGACGCAATCTTTACAGAGCTTTGTCATATGTTTTGCCTCGAGAGGTTAGAGATGGCTCGCCGCCGTCCGCAGGTGCCGGGCGTTCCTGAATGCCGTGCGGGCGACCTCACAGCACGCCGAGTCAATTTCGAGCCCCAACAGTCTCTTCGCCCCCAGGGAGTCGGCTGCGCGCAGGGCCGCACCGCTGCCGCAAGTCGGGTCCAAGAGACTCGTGGTCTCATCCACGATCATTTCCATGAAGAATCTCAACATTGGCTCGGGCTTCGTACTGACGTGCAGCTTTTTATCTGTCGGTGCGCTGTAGGCATCGGACTTAATCATCCGCAAATTCCTATCCGAGCGGCGCGCCAGCAAACAAGTCTCATAAACATGCCTCGGGGTGTATCTCGGGTCGCTGGCAATACCCGAGTTGTCGGACTTCAGCCAGATCAGATGGTAGTGGTAAAACTTGAGCGAGGGTGCTTTCTGCAGAAACACCCTGCGGGTCTGGTCAATGGCCTCACCATCGAGTCTGGCCGAGTACCAGAACATCAGATGGCCCGAGAGGGACATCACTCGGTCGAGATTATCCAGCAGACAGTGTAAGAGTGCCCAATAGGTCTCGGCCGAGTCGTCGTAGAGCTTGCCCGGCTCGCCCTGCCGACCCTGCGGCCCAGCGAACACCCCGATCCCATAGGGGAAGTCGCAGTGGATGAGGTTGAATTTCGGCCCCTCATAGAGGGGTGCCCACTCGAGAAAGCTGCTGTTGAGGATGACCTCCGGTTCTGGCCCCTTCGTCTGCGGTGCGAGCGGTGCCAGTGTGACACCCGCTGCTGCCGTGACGACGGCTGTCTGGTCAATCGCCGCCGCAGCGGCATTCGTCGCAAACTCACTTGGCAGCAGGGCCTCGGCCGTGCCGAGTAGCTCTTCGAGGGCATCACCCGCGGCGCGTTGGTCTCTCCGACGGATTTTATTCGCCGCCTCGTTGATCGACCCGGAGTCGGCGACTCGGGGATCGTCCAAGACCTCAAAGACCCGGAGGTAGGTCGAGATTGTCGGTTGGGCCAGCCCGAGAGCCTCCCCAGTGTCTGTCATGGTCCACCCTGGCTCGGTCTGCTCATAGAGCGCATGAATGGTCCCGACGGCTCGGATGATCTCCGGCCACTCGAGGTCCGAACGCTTAATGTTCTCCTCAAGCTCAATAATCTGGGCCTCGATCGGCGAGAGGTCTTCGACGAACCGTGCGAGAATATCTTGATGCCCTAGGTTGCGGCAGGCCGTTAGCCGACGCTCCCCGGCCTTCAGCCAAAGGTCTTGGTCGATGATAATGGGCTGCAAGAGGCCATTCTTAGCAATCGACCTCTCGAGATCGGCTGTGACGATATTTCGGCGCTGGCGATTTTCGCGGTCGATGCGGATGTCTGCAATGGCAATCCGTTGCACACGGTCTGTAATGGTCATCAATTGTTCTTCTCATTGGAACAATTAGAGGGCCGCCCTTGGCGGGCACGCGGGGCGGTAAAAAAGGACCGGGGCCAGCTCATGCTGAGCGAGCGGGGGAAGCTGGCCCCGGTCAAGAGCTATCGCACAGTCGTCAGGTCTGGCCGACCATCTTTCCAGCGCGATTGAACATCGTAACCTCGTCGCCCTTGTCATTCGTCTCCTGCGTCAGCGCGAGGATGACGTGCGCCCCGACACACTCGGGAATAATCTCCTCGTAGGTCTTGCCCGCAGTCTCCGCCCCCACGGACTTAATAAAGTCGTCGAGACGAAAGAGTGCATCTTCTGTGAGGTAGAAATCAACCTTCTGCTGCTTCTTCGACAGATCGATCGGGACTTGTGTCCCATCTTCCTTCGTAATGGCTCGATCCTCCTCCGGAACGTCGTCGGGCCAGCCAGTCAGATTGACCAAAAACCGCACATAAGGCGTCTTCTTCTGGCTCGACTCGCCCATCTCGAACTTCGCCACAATACCTGGATAGTCCCCTGCTGGTAGGACCTTGGGACGTTCTGCCTGCCCCGCGGGCTTCGATAGGAGGGCCTTGAAATTAACTGCCATTTTGAGTGATCCTTGAGTTGAGTGCAATGTTGGTTGAACTGCACGGTGCGAGGTCCTTCGGGCGGACCTCCTTGCCCTCTCTTACGAGACTGTTGATGGTGTTGCCGATATTCCAGCACTACCAATAGGTTCTGACGGAGGCGGAGGCGGAGGCTCCGATTTGGCCACTGCTGGGGGCTTGGCCACAATCGCAGATCTCACGTCTCGGAAGTAGTCGGCGAGGCCCGTCTCGAGTGGGTAGTCTGGCTTGACCTGCATCGGGGCGGTGTTCTTGAGTTCGACCGCCCCAGCGGTGTTGGTCAGAATCTTCCTCCGCAGGCCCGTCCCTGCCCCAGTCGTTCTGGCCATCAGGCAGCTGTTGAAATATCTCCCGACCTTTGGTGGAAGGGCCTTGCCGAGGGTGTTCGGGTAGCCGTGGGTCGGCCCGCCCTCCTCCCCAATGTAAGTAATATGCGAGATGACAATGACGTTGCACTTGATATTATCATCGTAGAGTGTCTGCAACATCCCCTCGACGAGCTGTTGGCCGTCATACCAGTCGCTCTGATGCGGCCTCTGGCCGAGTCGGGCATTCATGGCCAAGATGTGATTGAGCGCTGCTGTGGAGAGCATTGTCAGAGAGTCGATAACGAGAATGTCTTGCTCGCCCCATGTGACGAGCGGACCGAGGTTGGCTGCCTCCACAGACGGAGACCATTTTTTCGTCACCTCCGGGGACCAGTTGTCCAAGAGGTCGATCGTTCTCGACCAGACCGTGGCCTTGGCCGGAACGAGCCTACCGCCGACCTTTCGCATCTTATCGGTGAGGGTCTCGAACTCGACTCGGGCCTCGGCCACAGGGTTGCCCCGCAGGAGATTGGCCAGAACGTCGAGGCCATTGTCGAGGTCGATAATTCGGAGATTATAGCCTGCCTTGGCTAACGAAGCCAACCCGCCTGTTTTCCCGGAACCAGAGTCCCCGATGAAGAGCATCTTCGTCGTCGCGGCGGACTGGTGGTCAGAAAGTTTTGTCATTGTTGCATGGTGCCTTTCAGTTTTTCACAATGAGACTTGACGAGTTCTTGGAGAGAGTCGTGAACACGATGCTGGAAATCTTGTTGATTTCTTGGAGCAGAAAAATCACCACGAGAACTCTCGATCAATTTTTCCTGATCTTCAGTCAGAGTGATGAAATATCTTCCCACTGTCAAACATCCTCTCTCCGGTTGATCGGGTCCCAGACCCTGCGGGCATAATCGGCCTTGAGCCACTGCTCTCGGGCCTGTGGCGAGCGAGAGCAGACCGGCCTGAACTTACACCCGCCATACATCGTACACGCTTTGTCGTTCATCTTCCAGTATCGTGCCTCGGCCGCTGCTTCCATCTGCTGCACCCAGAGACCAAACTCCCCCCACCACTCTTCGAGCGTCCCGAGTGGCCTCGGCACTAGCCCCCTGTGGACTCGGACAAAGTTCGCCCCGACCTGTATCCCGTCGATGATAAAGCCCTGGATGGGCTCGTGAAAGACAAGTCTCCCCGCGGTGTTGTAGAGCGAGATCTGATTATCGGGCGAGAACTGGGCGAAGAAATTCGCATCGAGCTGATATCCGGTGGTTTTGGCGTCGAGTCCATGTGGGCGGTCGTTAAACCTGACGATTCGGTCAAACCTGCCGCAGACAACAATGGGCTCGCTTCGCGAAGTTCGCAGGCCGCTGTCGGCCTGGAAGTCGAGTTCGACGGCAGGTTTGCCGTTCGAGAGAATAACAGTTTCGAGTGGGTCTTCGGCGAACTGATCGAAGTACCAAACAATCGCCCGGAGGAGCGAGAGCCGGTTCTTGCTCGGGTCGTTGCTGATCCACGGGCGCTGCAACTCTCTGTTCCACGTCGCCTGCAAGGCCCATCGGATGGTTGTCTGCAACGCTTGGTCGTGACTTTGACCCTCATTCTTGGCGTGGTGAAAGGTTGCGCTCGCAGCGTGCAACAACAGGCCAAAGGTGAGATGAACATTCTGTAGTCTCGGCTGGTAGCCCCAGATGATCGAGTAATAGTATTTCCGTTCGCAGAGCTTGAACTCGCCAATCGAGGTCGAGTCCACCGCCGTCTGCATCGCGGACTGCACTCGTGAGAAGGACGAGTTCTCAGACGTATCAGGAATTGACATCTCGATCATACGTCAGAGCCCGAGGTCATCGACGTTTGCGAGCGAGGAGAGAATTGTCTTAGCTGTCTTTTTCTCCCCCTTCCCCACCCTCGGCACCGGCTTCCCTGCGGCCTCAGCCTCCGCAAAGCGGGCTCGCTGGTCACGCAGGGCTTGGATAATTCTCAGCTCGATCTCCGGCGTGATCTTCTCGGGGTCTGTCGAAAGCATCTCCGAGAGGCTCGTCGCCGCGGCCTCGGCCAGGACGTTCGACTGAGGCAATTGTTGGTCAGACATCGTCATAGCTCTCTTTTCACTTCCATGTTCCCACCAGAGCCTCCGCCATAATGGCCTGCACCTCCATCTGCACCTCCAACTCCCCCTTCTCTATCTATGATGATACGAAGTTCGATCTCCTGGTGTCGCTGAAGCCGTCGATCTTTCAAATCTTCCTCGATAAAGGTACAAAGTCGAGAGATTTGTAATTCGAGCCCACTTAATGGCTTTGACGGAGACTCAGGTGCCCTGAAATTCGTAACCGAGTAACCACCACCTCCACCGCCACCAACTACATCCAGTATCTTGGCCAAGTCCGTGATGCCGACTATCTCCACAACAAGTCCACTCTTCCCATCAACTGGTACGGTCCAATCTGTCTTATCAAAGGGAACAGAATTGCCCACACCTGAAATGATTTTGACTCCCATATTACTCTCCCTTCAGCTTGGCCTTGCCAGAGGCCTCGACAGCATGTTGCTCTTGCTGCTTAATTCTCAAGACCATCGTATGAATGATCTTCCTCACGGCTTCAGAGGGGCCGATCGTCCCTGAGTATCGCTGCTTAATCCACTCCCAGTCCTCGTCGTAAAGCCAAACATGCCTCCGGGATTGCTTGACGGGTGAGCGCTTTGACACGTTAGAGGCCTCCTGGAAGTGGTAGGTCTTTGTCTGACTTCGTGATCGCGATGTTGCCTTCGGGATGATCGAGCATCCGGATTTGGAGTATCATCAGCGATGGGTCGCCTGCTTTATACTTCACCTGATGTAGGGCCTGCATCACCTTCTGCGGCTCACTTACGCGCAGCAAGAGGCCGATGGGCTCCGCGAGGGCCTGATACAAGAGCGGCCCGAGTTCTTCGGTGCGAGTGGTCACTCTCTCGCCTCGGTCACAATCCGAAGGGCTTCTTGCCACAAAATCTCCCTCGCCTGCGCCAACAGCTTTCGCTCCCGTGACGATTTACTGATCTGCTCTTCGAGGGCCAGGACTATGATGGCTGCCTCGGTTGGCGTCATCATCAGAGGTCTTCCAGGGCGCGCTGTGCGATGCCTGCCTTGGCCAGCACCCTCCGGCGGCCCTCTTCCTTACAGGCCATACACAGTGGCTCGCACTGGTGCTCTCGCTCCGCCCGGTAGGTCTCGGCCTCGCGCTCAATATCCCCCCTCCGATCCGAGGGCACCGCCACCAGTTGATACTCCTCAACATAGGTCGCGAGTTCGCTTTGCAACAGCCACAGATCTTTGACCGACAAAACTTGGCCAACAGCGCTCTCGACTCGCCTCACCCCGCCAGTCTTGTTGCGGGCGATGTTCTCTGCGATGAGACGATTGAGGGCTGAGGCCTCGGCTTCCCCAAGTGTGTCTCCCTGTCGGTAGCGCTCGGGAAAGTCAAACTCATACAGGACGGCCGAGAGGCCAGACGTGATGAAGACCTTCATCTCATTCTCCGAAGACTGACTTAGAATGGCAGAGGGGCCGGAACGGCCCGGGTCTCGACTGGGACATGATGGCATGGGTGGGACCGGCGATGCAAGAGCAAATGTTGGGGGCCGGGAGTATCAATGGTTAATGGTGCCCCCGGTGCTACGCACATTCGTCTCGAATTTCC